ACTGGGAATCGGTACGCGCTCAATCAAGCACTATTAATATGTGCATCGCCTGATGCCACAGGTATCTATTATTTCGCCCCTGAAGCGCTTGCATGGCACTTTGAAATGCTTGTAGAGGGACTTCATGCCCTGAAGGATAACCAACCCTTTGATTGGATTGAATTTGAAGCACTTGCGGATGAGAAGGGTTACCTTGGATGTCCTATACAGATTGTACTTCCTTAATGTATTGACATTACCTAAATAGTTGTGTTATAGTAGGGATAACAAGTGAGGATAAACCATGACACAAACAAAATTAAACAGTAAAGACCAAAGTGGTGCTAACCTGACCGATGCCAACCTACAGGGTGCTGACTTGCGAGGTTACGATTTCACTGGTGCAAAGTTGGTTAATGCTAACTTGAAGGGTGCTTTTTTATGTGACATCTACCTTAATCTTGCTGATTTGACGGGTGCAAATCTAGAGGGTGCAAATCTAGAGGAGGTGAAAGCTAGGGACGCGAGGTGGGTAAAAGCCAATCTCAAAGATGCTAACTTAGAAGGTGCTAAGTTAGCACAAAGCAACCTAATGAAGGCTAACCTCAAGGATGTTAACTTGAGAGGTGCTTGCCTATATGGTGCTAACCTGACGGGTGCTATCTTATGGGACGCTGATTTAACGAGTGCTAACCTAGAAAGCGCTAACCTAGAAAGCGCAAAACTGTATTATGCCAATTTCTCAAGCGCCAATTTATGGCAAGTTAACCTACAGTCAGCTTGTCTGGCATACGCAGATTTACGGGGTGCTGATTTAACGGGTGCTAATCTTAAAGATGTCACCTTACAGGGGACAAATCTGCGCGGTGCTAACTTACATAAAGCTAAATTAGAAGGTGCTATTCTCTATAGCGCATATTTACAGGATACTAATCTGAGCAATGCCAACCTACAGAGAGCTATTTTGATTGGTGCTAACTTAGGGGGTGCTAACTTGCAATGCGCTGATTTGCAAGGTGCTGACTTTACGGGCGCTAATCTTCTGGGTGTTGATTTGACAGGTGCTAACTTAAAGGGGGTGGACTTACCAAATACTGTTTTATTCCGTACTACAGGGATAAAGGATATGTGATACCCCAATACTCTCAGCCAACATATCGGAGCCTGAATTACCTCACCGTAGGGGATTCAGGCTCCGATATGTTTTATCCAGGTACTATGATTTTTGCAATATGTCGAAAAACAGAAATACCATACCACAAGGGGTGCAAGGGTTAGAACAATCTTTTTACAAAGTATTGACATTCCTACCTACTGAGGTATGCTGAAAGTGTCAAGAGTAAAGGAAAAAGATTATGAGAATACAAGATTTAGACGGTCTAAACTTCAGCGGTGTAGATTGGTCTGGTCTCACTCTGAGTGGTAAAGACTTATCAGGTATTGAACTGAGCAGATCAGACTTAAGTGGGGCTGACTTAAGAGGTGCTAACCTTAAGGGTGCTAACCTCAAGGGTGCTAACCTGACGGGTACTAACCTGACGGGTGCTACCCTTGAGGATGCCGATCTTAAGGTCGCTAACCTTAAGGTTGCTGACCTGACGGGGACTGACCTGACGGGGGCTAACCTTACGGGGGCTAACATTAGGTTTGCTAACCTTAAGGGTGCTAACCTCAAGGGTGCTAACCTAACGGGTGCTGACCTGACAGGTTCCCGCCTGACGGAATCTAACTTGATGGATGCTGACCTGACAGATGCTGATCTGAAGGTTACTGACCTCAAGGGGGCTAATCTAAGTAGTGCTAACCTGACAGGTGCTAACCTGACAGACGCTAAACTGATGGAGGCAAAACTGACGGGTGCTAAACTAACGGATGCTAATCTTACGGGTGCTAATCTAACGGGTGCAAAGCTACGGAATACAAGGTTAACGGACAGTGACAGCTCCTACACCGACCTGGGTACAGGTACGGTGTAGGCTTCCAAACCAATCCGGCTATTGCTTAGGAGGCGTTTGGCTTTAAGAACGGACTGCCCTACCGCTCTATTCTTTATATTTATCGCCGCATTATGATCTCGGTCTAGACTACACCCACAATAAGGACAGTCATGCCACCGAATATGCAGTTTCTTTGGTACTTTCTCGCCACAATTGGAGCAATCTTGTGAAGTGTTATGGGCGCTGACTGAGACAACCAACAAACCAGCTTTTTCGGCTTTGTTTGTTAGTATCGACAGAAAGCTTGACCACCCAGCATCCAACACAGATTTAGCCAATCGGGTACGCGCAAGTCCTTTGATGTTTAAGTCTTCATGAGCAATTACGTCATATTTTGATAACAGCCAATTAGCTGTTTTGAAATGAAAATCCTTGCGCTTGTCTGCAACCTTTTTGTGCTGTTTCCCTAGTTGCTTGATAGCTTTAAGTCTACCGTTACTTCCCTTTTTTCGGCGTGATACTCGTTTTTGGATAACACGTAAACGTTTTTGTGATTTGCGGTAAAGAGTCGGAATAGAAACCGTTTCGCCTTCAGAGGTTGTTAGAAATTCCTTCAATCCAACATCAATTCCAGTAATTTTATCCGGATTGAAATCTGGCTTAATCTCAGGAACCGTTTTGTCTTCTAAAGATAGTGTGAGGTAAAACCCGTCAGCTTTCTTGGTGACAGATGCGGTTTTGATTTTAAATCCATCCGGAATAGGTCGATGCAGAACAACCTTAACTTTTCCGAGCATTGGTAAGTTAATCAGATTACCCTGTAAGCACCCATCTTTCATCTGAGGATAAGTAAACGTGCGATAGCGATTACGAGCTTTAAATCTCGGCTTGCCGCTACGCTTACCGTTACTGTCCCCTTTGAGGAACCTGTCGAACGTCACTTTAACTCGCTTAACTACATCTTGAAGGACTTGTGAGTAAATTTCTCCATACCAAGGATGAGTTTTCTTGAGTAAAGGTAAGGTTTTCTTTTGCGAATAATAATCTGGTTTGTCTCTCAGTTCTGGGAGGTGACAAACTAGAGGACAAGCATTAACAGGAGAACGGTTTTGCTCATACCAATTAAACCTGTCAGCTAATAGGTAATTGTACTGACTACACAGCATTACAAGCCATCTGTCAAAGTTGGCAGCTTGCTGTTTTGTTGGGCGTAGTCGGTACTGGTAGGCTGTTCTCACTGTCTCTTTTAATTGATGTTACTGTTTTAGTATACACCAATTAAGGGGCTTTGCGGGATGAAAAATGATTTTGTTTCCAGAGGTCGTTCTGTGTCAGACTTAAAGGCTCATTTGGTGTTGACCACAAAATACCGCCGTAAGTTATTCACCAAAGAGATGCTAGACCGCTTGCATGAAATATTCGAGAGTTTACTAGAAAAATGGGAATGCAAGGTGATTGAGTTCAACGGTGAGGAAAATCATGTTCACTTGCTATTTCAGTACCATCCAGGGATTGAACTCAGTAAGTTGGTTAATAACATCAAAACCGTAACCAGTCGAAAGCTACGGTCTGAGTTTGAAAGTAGGGTTGATGAGTTCTACCACAAAGATGTTTTATGGAATGGCTCTTACTTCATTGCATCATGTGGTGGAGTAACAGTTTCAGCATTAAAGAAGTATATAGAGAATCAGGACACGCCCGATTAATTTATTGGTTGCCTCCGTACCTCCGACAACCCGCCTATCCATCTCACGCCAATCTGAGTACAGATATGGCGTGAGGCTTCCGGCGTTAAGCTAAAAATTGCTTCAAGGTAATCCATCTTGTCGATACCCAGACCCCAGTACCCTAGCACGCTCCAACTCAATTCCTAAGTATCCTATATGCTCAGGTGCGATCGCAGGTGAATTAGCAGCAATCTCTCTGATTATCGTCAGGGGGATTTTTCCGTTATATGTCCTCACCACTTCCCCGCTACCCGGTGAAGTCTGGGCAACAATTATCTCATTATCACATACCTCAATAATAAAATTACCGCTAGCGTCATAGTAATCCCGTTTACCTTTACCATAATGATTCTTAATCAGCATGTCTGCATTGTCCCAGCAATCATCGTATATATGCGCAGACTGTGAGATTACGATCAATGCCCCTAAAGTGAGATTGTACTCGCTACGGTTAGCGATTTCATCTCTGATGTGCCCCTGTAATGCTCTTAAACCCATGGCATTACTAACCCAAGCTGAGAACATATCATTACTCCGGAATACAGCCGTAAGAGAGAGTTCATTATCAACTACCCTCAACCAAATGTGATTGAGGCACGGACTACCGCCCTTGATATGATCTTGAGTATCCCATAGCGACATCACAGCGCTAGCAGCGTCAATCTCACCAATTAGCTTCTGAATCACTTGTTCAATCTGGTCTACACCAAACCAAGAGCGTAAACGTTGACCATAGGTGTACTTAATACCTTCTCTAATTGGAGCATCACAGAGTATATGTGGGATATATTCGGTGATGAATGCGCGATCGCAGGGAAGATAATTCGGTTCTGGAAAATAGAATCCCGCAGGCTCATCGGTAACAACTGCCATCAAATCGATTAACTCTTGCCATTGACCGTCATATCCAGTTGGTCTAATTGTACCCGTAGTCTTAATCCGATGAATTATTTTAACCCAAGTATCAGCAATAGTTTTCCCCTCAATCCGATGACCATAGCGTGTTCCCGGCAATACGCGGGGTAATGTTTCTGTAATAGGGAATATCATGGGTTCACCATAAGGTTCAATTACTCTCACGCCTTCCCTAATTTTATCTACCACTTCGCTAACTGACTTCGCCTCACTCCACACTACAGATTGTCGGAATCTTTCAAGAGCATCAGCAGTAATTTCAATATCGATATAGCCAGTAATCTTAGAGTTAATTATCCAAGTCTCACGTCCTGTATCACTGATACCTGCTCGAAAACCATTACGCAAGAAATCAATCAGGCATTGACAGCTACCAGAACTTTTATCCTCTTTTGTACAGCCAAGAATTACTAGGTTAGTCACATGAGGGTTAGCCAATAGGTTTCTAATCAAAAAGCTAATCCCTCTAGTAGGACTATACAATTGTCCGATGACAGCATACTCATGAGATTCTAACTTTTTAGCAATCGTATCCTTCACAGTCCATCCTGAGATTACCGCTATTGTTCCGGTTCCACAAATTAACTGATTAGGTTTGTAATGCGGCGTGTACTTTGGCATTTTCACTCTCTACTTTTTCTCTAGTATACCATTAGTAGTAGTGACAATAGTATACCAGAGTGGGGTGAAATATCACATTTTCAAAAGTCACTTCCCGAAAACGCTGTACACCTTACTGGTATTACTTCCTAGCTTCCGACATGTTGTATCCTATTATAGATATTGAACACAACATGTCGGAAGCTGAAAAGTATACAGGGTATCGGGTACGGCTTCCGACATGTTAGAGTTTTCGCCAAGTGCCAAAAACACCTGATTTCCCGTTAAGGGGCACAAGCTAGAAAGTCACGCGAAAAGTTTTCTAGAGGGCATTTGGGAATTTCAATGAATACTTAAAAACACCAGTAAGTTGATAGTTCTACACTTCGTTCTCTCAGATACGGTTAAAGCTTAAACTCTTGACATCTGGTTACCTTTACACTAAAATAGAAGTATCAGCATAAGGTAAAGACAACAATGATTATCGATACAATTGAATGGGTAAAAAGCTTAAAAAAAGGGAATTCTGTCGGTTGTACTTATGGCAGTTTGACACCATATATTGCAAAGGTAGAATATGTGCTTACGAATTACCCGGTAGGTTCAGGGTATGCAGTTAAGTTAGAGGGGATAGATAAACCTATAGATATATACTGTATATTCCCACATATCTCATCTTGATACTTTTCAATGAACATTTTAAAGCCGCCAGTGATTGGCGGCTTAGTTCTGAGTAAGTGGTGTTTTAACTAACATTCAATGCACACCACCACTAGCAGTAGCTTATAGCGTGTAAGGCTTCAGCATCTTAACTGTTAGCCTTACATTGTAGGGGGACGATACGGTATCGATGTAGAGGACTTCTACGATCTCTCCCATTACATCAATGTCTGTATATTCCCCATTTTGGGTGATTTTCACGGGAAGTAGGATGAGAACTCCTGTATTCCATCCTGAGAAATTCGGAGGTAGGTGACTTAATTTTGCTTCATCGACCTGGGCATGAGCGCCAAATAGTAAGTGATTGTACTGTTGCCAATCCATGCTGTTCCAATCGATTTCAATTTTAATATTCATCGTTATTCCTTGTAGTTAATGGTGTATTAGGTAGCACATTACACTTAATGTGCCATACCAGAGCAATATTTCAGCTAGGATGCGCATAGAAAGCCCCTTAAGTCGTCTTCTTTAACCGCCATCAGAAGTGGGCGGGCTTCTGTTTCTGTGATAAAGCAATAACCCTGCTGGGCTTTGAACAGGTAAGTCGCCATATATCCATCCCGCCTTCTGAATCGGAAACCCGATTTCAGTTCTGGTACATCTTTGGGGATGACATCACCCCCTTCTAAGAGTTCTGGGGTACAACTACTTGGATGCAAGGTGTAGTCATACCCACGAAGCTTTTCAACACCCTTTTGTGTAACGTTCCCAATTGCGAAGACATACTTCCAGTTACCATCCTCTGGCTCGGTGACGAGCGCATCATCTCCTACTAGTAAAGATGCCCAATCTTGCATCTTCCCCTTGCTCATCCCTCCGATAACCACTGTATAGAGGTTATCGCCCTGTGGTGTAATGGTTAAGTTGTTCATACCTCTCCTCTCTCTGGTTGATATCTCTATCATATATCAAGACAAAGGCAATGTCAATACTTTTCAAAACTTTTATCTCTGAATCCCTACAGGCTATACACTATAAGGTTCTCAGCTTCCGACATGTTTACCTCTATTATAGATAAAGGATACAATATGTCGGAAGCTAGGATGCTTACAGTGTAACACTTCTAGGCATTTGGCAACTCAGAATTTTAAAGGTGTTGACATTCCCCCACACAAAAGGTAACATGGGGGGGTATCAAGAGTAAGGAGATGCACAATGGAAGTCACAACCAAACACCCCAGTTACGGTATTATCACACTAACACGACGGTACTCAAGTAGGGGAAAACCCCTCTTTGGTAGTGCTGCGAAACATGAGGTGACCGCCGTACTCAGAATAAGTACGGCCTCTCACTGTCGAAAACTCAACAGTAACTGGCATCGTGCTGACAAACCAATACTGGAGGTTGAGTTGTCCTTGGCTCAATTTGCACAGTTTGTGATGAGTAGCGGGCAAGGTGAGGGGACACCGTGTACTCTCACCTATCGTCAAGGAGAAGGGTATATAGAAGAATGTCCTCCAATCAATACCCGTGAGGTATTTGAAGGGGAATTGAACGACTACCTGAAAGTCATGCAGTCCAAAGTACAGGAGTTAGAGAGTGAAGTAGCGAAGTTAGTCGAAAAACCAAAACTAACCGCTGACGATAAGCGGCGGCTCGTTAGCCTGACGGGTAATATCTCAGGAACCTTAGCTAGTAACCTCGAATACCTCAAAACTTGTTTCCAAGAGGAGATCGACCACACCCTCAACGCAGCGAAAATAGAGCTAGAGAACTTCTCTAACTCGTTACAGACACAAAAGCAGATTACAGGTGACTAGCTAGCACGCTCACCTTCAACCGCAAGGAGGCTCCCGCCATAATCTCCGATTTGGTGATGAGAGGAATTGCGGACAGGATGTAGCGCGACACAAATAATCATTGCAGTGATATAATCATGGTATGGAAAAGCAAGTGTTGACGATAGTCTGCAAAATTAATCCGACTCCCGAACAGGTTGCCAAGATAGATGCGACCCTTCAAGCGTTTGCGGGTGCTTGCAACCATATCAACGAAGCTGTAGAACCCAAGATTACCCACAACGTAACCATCCAAAATCAGGTTTATGGTGAAGTGAGGGAACGTTTTGGGCTAGCTTCCAACCTTGCTATCCGTGCTATCAATCGGGTGAGTGCCAATCGCAAAACAGCGAAGCGAATGAGCAAACCCGTTAAAAAGTTTCTCCCAACCTCTGTTGATTACGATGCACGAATTTTCTCCTTTAGAGAGAAAGATTGGTCAGTGTCGCTAACGTTAGTTGGTGGGAGAGAGCGTTTCCTAGTTGATGTTGGTAGTTACCAGAAAGGAAAATTATCTGGTTTTACGCCAACATCGGCAACACTGGTTAAGTATCAAAATGGTACTTACTCGGTCAATATTCAGGTAAAGAATGAAGCTCCAAGTCCTCAAAAATCCCAAGGTGTAATTGGGGTGGACTTTGGGCGTAGAGACGTAGCTGTAACCAGTGAGTCCGAAAGTTTTTCGGGACAACAAATAACAGAAATTCGAGACAAATATTCAAAGGTAAGAGCATCTCTCCAAAAGAAGGCTACAGAAGGCACAAGGTCAACTAGACGTAGGGCTAGGCAGATTTTGCAACGGTTATCTGGTCGGGAGAGGCGCTTCCAGTCATGGGTCAACCATAACGTCAGTAAGCACATTGTTAGTAGAGCAAAACAGTTTGAATACTCAATTGCCCTCGAAGACCTAACAGGAATTCGAGAGCGTACAAACGAGCAACCAAGAAACAAAACTGAACGCAGACGATCTAACAGTTGGGCGTTTTTTCAGTTACGAATGTTCTTGGACTACAAAGCTCTTGGTGCTGGAGTTGAAATTATCAAAGTCAATCCAGCCTACACAAGCCAGACTTGCCACAAGTGTTTGCACATCCATCCAATAAAAGGAAAGTCCTACCGTAGTGGCAAGACTTTCTCTTGTGGACACTGCCACTGGAAGGGCGATGCCGATTTTAATGGAGCCAACGTAATCAAACTTTTGGGGCTGACCGTAAGCCAGCCTAGAGGTTCGTACCTATCGTGTGAATTATGTCGGAAAGTCGAGTACTTCCAACCTAGTTTATTCGATTTGGTACAGGGCTGCTGAAAGCCTACACCATACCTGTACTCAGGTTGGTGTAGGTAGTTTACTTATCACTCTCTAGTAGTACGGCTATAGGGCTAACAATACTAGCTATACTACTAAAGAGTAATACTACCTTTACACCGCTAAAGATGCGGTAATTGTGTAGTAGTAATCCGAATACCACTCCTGCTACCCATAGCCGCACAGTATTCATAAGGATTGCCATAATTACCGACTTCTTAGTAGAAGTCCTCTCTCTTTTTAGAGTTTCGACTTTATGAATTAGCTTGAGAGTCACTTCGCGCAGCGCTTCATCCTTAGTTACCAGTAACGGCTCGGTATCCTCTAACCAGTCAGCAAAATTCTCTACATAACTCTGACTAAAGACTTCCCCTAATGTTTGTACCTTAGCCTTACCTAACTCTCTAGCCGTTCCTGCGATCGCACTCTCCAATATCATCACATGAAGTTCAGCAAGAGTAGATGGCAAAGGTACACCACTATCTTGTATCCCCCGTGCTAACTCCATGTAGGTATTTTCATTAGCATAAGGTATTACTTCTTGTAATTCGGATATAAATCTAGACTCTATCATTTTACGACCTCAACTTGATGCTTTACTGGCAAATGTCTATCAATAAGTACCCCGGTTATTATTAGTAGCAGTATCACTGGTAGGACTAGGATAAAATTCTCTCTTATCCCCTGTCCTTTAATGTCTCTCTTCACCTTCGCACACTCTAGCGAATAGTCTAAAACATCGCGAACGTACTCGCTATTTCCTACATAAGTTATTGCCTCAGTTTCAATCTTTACAGGGACACCTAATTCATCTCCCACATAGACAATATCTGAATCAGTAATCTTTAACTTAACATCCATTGACATACCTGCTAATGCTATATCATAACCATATATAATACTAGCAGATATGTCAACGGGATGCTACTTTTTCCTAAGATTAGCGAGTGTTAGCTTCTCACCCTGTAGCTTCTTGAGAAGCGCTGCATTACCACTCGCGATACTGGCGGTAATGCTTTCCTGTAGTTGCTGTTGCTGGGTGAGGTAATAGTCCTCAACCTGTCGCTGGCAGTCGGCGTAGACCATCTGGATCTGTGCTAGTGCCTCCTCGGTGTTACTTCTGATTAGCTCTTGCAACACTGAGGCGTTCTCCTGGATGAGGGCGACCATCTCCCCAGCCATTGCCTCTGTGGAGTTCTCTGTATGCTGTGACACAGTGACATTTGGTGTTTCGATGACTGGTGATAACAGGGTATCATCACCTGTTGCACCCATACTATCATCTGTTAATACTATGCCGCTATTATTCGGATTTTTAGCCATTGTCTTTTCCAAGGATGATGTGTTATGTTTGATTATAACTTATATTCTGGACAATAACAATAAAGTTAGCGAGTACTCTGGAAAGTTAACCGTAATTTCTTACAAGTTAGCCAATTGTGACTTACTGGCTCTAGCATCAAACGTATATCTGTAAACACTTTAAGCTTTTTATGAAAACACCAAACCATTACGAGTTATTCTGCGATGTTCCAAAATGCTTTGCACCATTGCTTTCGAGAGATCTGGCGGCATTGCTAGGAATATCACCGTCTGTATTGTCCAGCGACTGTAGATTATTAGGCATAAATACGGCTGTACGAATTAGCACCCGATTTGACCTACCAAGCGCTTATAGGATGTGGTGTTTCCGGGTGTTGTTACTAGCAGAGAGTGGTACTAAGCGCTCGTTCACATCCCTGATTACTGGAGATTTGAGAATTCTCGCAAAGTACATGGAGAAGGTGGAGGGTGGCGTTGGTGCGATGAGTCGCTTTGCCAGTGCTTACAGCTATTGGTTGAGTACCGGGAAGTGTATCCGGACTGGGGGATACTTAAGGGCACACCCACCCGGACTACAGAGATATCTCAGAAGGGTGAAACGTAACCATGGGCACTATGCGCTTAGGGATGTAGTGGCAAGACACTTCGATACATCCCCCGCTACCATCACAGGGTACATGAGAGGTTTGGGATACCCCAAGGGCACTCCCATTACTCTCCACGTATTCAAGCGACTGTGGAGGCTCAAGAGGGCGATCGACTATTGGCAGAGTCAGTTAAGTCTTTATGGTAGTAGGCTTACTTATTACCAGCGTCATGACTACCCATTTGCCAGTCGCTGCACCGTAAAACGAGTAGTGGCACTGGAATCACAAATGATGTCGGGGGCACTGGGTTTAAGTGCAGAATACACCATTATCCAGTCCCTACCACTAGACGATAACGCACTAAAGGGTGTTTTCCGGAATTTGGTAGCTCAAATCGCTACAGCGTATACGGGGTAATGTTTTCAGCTTCCGACATGTTGCTTTCAATATCTATATAGAGGTAAACATGTCGGAAGCTAGAAGTAAAGCAGTGTATGGCTTATAGCGATTTAGAGAAGATACTTTTAAAATGTGTTGACATTACCCGGTTGTAGTACTAGAATGAGAGTATCAAGAAAAACTGGAGAGACAGATGAACAATAACTGGTCTGCTGAGGAGATTGAGGTATTTTGCGAACAAGCAATTCCATACTGCTGCAATTCCAGTTGCTACCTTGTAGACTGGGAGCGGAAGATAGCAACTCATCTCTGTTCAGAGACTTACACAAGGGCTGACTGGGATGCGGTATATCCCCCCACAGACAAAGTGTTTCAAGAATTCCTTGCCGATCCTAATTGGGTGGTAAGACCAGCATCGTAATAGTGCTACTTAGAGAAAACATCGCATTTGTTGGTATACAAAAGCGGTGTTTCTCAGTATCTATAAGAGAGAGAAAACACGTTACCAAGTATTCGGGGGTAGGGTAAAGTAAAAAAGTATTAAGGACATTGAATCCTTAATACTTTTTTTACTGTGTACACATTACAATCCAAAGGTATCTTTAGCTAACTTCCCTAAAGACCCCAATACCGACTTGCCTTCATTGTTCTTGCTACGATCGCCCTTTAAGGCATCTAAAGCACGCATGGCTTCTGAAGTGTCGCCTTTCCCCTCAATCCACTTCTGGACACTACCTTCAAGCGCTTTACGTGCCTTCTGTTGTTCAGCAAGCTGTTGGGATTCCGCGTAGCTGATAGCCTTCTGTTTTACCCCACCATACAGCTTTCTAATTCTCTCAGCAAAGCTAGCATTCTCATCATCGAATGCTACACGACCCGCATGTGCCGTGTAGGCATCGCTGTTATCAGCCTTGGTATTGGCAAGCGCAATCTTGCTAAGAAATTCCCCTACAGCAGTATTCTCTTGATTCTGTGCGAGTGCTAACTTCTCAGCTTCGCTCAGGATATGTTGCACAGTAGTGCTTCTAATAATGCCCTGTTGTGCTAAGTTACTGGCTTTACGCCGTAATGCTTCACCCGCGATTGACATATCGGCTGTCTTTGTCTCTAGCTTCTGAACCTCAGCAAGTAGCTGTAAGTTACTACCCGCGTTCGCACCTTCTAGCTCCGCTACCACATCAAAACCCAGGTAGCCTTTAGAGATGCTTCCGGACTTTTTGAGTTGTGGATTCTTTCGTGGGGTCTGAGCCTTTGTAAGTGCTGTTGGATACCCAGTCCCACTTACAGGCTTTTTAAAATCTTCTAACTTGTTTAAATCCATATCGTCTATCAATTCTTACTATTATATGGTAACATTAATAATAGTATATGACCAGACACTAATGATTGATTATAGCCAGAGGTATAGTGCGAATTGGTCTACTGTAAGTGCTGAAGTTAAGCGCTTACAGACTTATCCTGATGGGAGGGTAAAGTGTGCGTGTTGTCTCGCGTTTTACAGTAAGGATGCTGTAGAAACACACCACCTTTACTACACACAAGGTAGTGACGGGATAGCTGGTGAAAATTTAGTAGCGGTGTGTGGTTCTACCACTAAACCTGGCTCATGCCACCATCTACTCCATACACCCGAATATTACATAAGGGATAAGGACAATCCGCAATGGGGGAATAGGAATAGGTCAGAAGTTATTAAGAAGTTACAAACCAATTGGCAATTAATTCAGGGTGAAATTGTGGGGAATTTCCCAACTACTTATCCCCCTCTAAAGTACCAACAACAACTAGGTGATATAGCGCTTGAGTTAAGCAGGGAAAGACTTAAGGGCATCAGATATAAGAGGGTTAGCTGGTTAGAGAGTGCTAATAATGTATTCAGATCTCTAGCAATACCCATAGGTGCATTAGTGGTATTGCTGCTATTACTATTAATCTCAATTTAAGGAGTCCATTATGACTGATAAGTCATCAAAGTTAGAAAGAAACTATAAGTTACTTGCTATTGCATTAGGACTTGGCGCTCTATTGGCACTTAGTACAACACTAAGTATAATATCCCGTCTCATACCCGTGTTAATACCGGGTGGTGGTTTCTTACAGTTAGGAACCCTACTAACATCATTGGTAGTATTTCTGGTAACGCGGGTACGTGAGTATCGCCTACTAGCGGCGGGGATATTTGGAGCGATTTTCTTTAGCTTGGTAGCGGGCTGGTGGGATGCTCTCTATCTCTACCTCTTAGCATTTAAGATAGGCGAAGTGAACGGGATAAACATCTTAATGTCGGCTGGAACATTTCTACTAGCTGTAGTGCTGGAAAGAATCTATCAAAGGAGAGAGAACAAGAGATGAGAGGTATATTCGAGATAGAGGACATTACATTACCGGATTACAATGCGCTAAATGCACAGATAATAATTAGTGCATTGTTAGGACTATCAGCATTGGTAGTAGGTATTAGCGGTACAGTCCCCACTAAGGGTGCTATTAAAGCTGCTGCACTACTTACTAGTACAGCTTTCTTAGCATCAGCCAGTAAAGATGCCTTAGTAGCTGCACAATCTGCTAGCATCTTTGAACAACAGAGAGAAATTACACAAAATTTATTACTCCAGAAAGGTGTAATTGAGGCTCAGGCTATTCTAGATAGCCATGAGGTTGTAGCACAAGAAACCATCATTGAAAACCTCTCTCAAACGCTGCCAACGCCAATCCCTGTACCACAATCGCCAATCCCTACACCTTCACAGAAAACTCCACAACAGAAGGTAGACACACCTGAGTCAAAACCTCCACTACCCGTAACCGTACATCCAGTCATTACAAAGACACGCCAGTCAGAAATTCCTGATGGTGCGATCGCGATTACACCTGATGCACTGAATGATATCAACAGGTATCCTGTGGTGATGGTCGTTGCGGAACAGGGGAGTGGAAAGACTGTAACTGTCGCCTCTATCTTTGAAAAGTTAGAGGGGTACAAAGTCCTTGCTACTCCAAAAATACATGACCATCGGAATGCAGCATTGGCAGAAGTTTACGATCTGAAATTTGGCTATGACGCTGACAGAGAAAAGGGGCGGTATATCGGAGATACATCAAACTTTGACACCTTAGAATCCCACGACCTCACCTGGTATCTAACAGCAAAACCTGATGGTAGTCACTATCTAGACTTTGTAGCGGCTACATTCCGGGAAAGTACTAATCGCCAACAATATGGTATGAGTGCTGATGCCCAATATTGGCGTATCTTTGGAGATGAATGGTCAGATATCTATACCAATGGTTTTCTAGACCCCGAAAAAGACAAGAAGGAAATCATAAAAGCGAAGGGGTATATGGAGCAGTGCATTAAGTCAGCATTCTTCAATTTTAGAGGTCAAAAAGTCCAAATGTTTGTCGGATGCCAGAGTGAAACTGTAGAAAGCATCGGTGCTAGTGGAATCTCGACAGCTAGGGATATAGCTTGGCATTTATACCCTGGTAAAGCTGCCATAGAGATAGCAGCAAAGTTTGGGAAAAATGGATTGTCTAGATATCTTTCAGAGAAAGTGAAAGCAGGTTATGGAGTGGCATTACTCGAAAAGAATGGGATTACTTTTGAGGTTCTGGAACTACCGAGCCTAGAATATCTTCGTAAATTTGACCCCTGAACAGAACTTCAACATGTCGGAAGCTAGGAAGCATACAGGGTATTGGGTGTAGCTTCCGACATGTTTACCTCTGTTATAGATATTGAATACAACATGTCGGAAGCTGGAACACCAACGCCGTACATCATCCAGCCAATGTTGTGGGGGGGGAATCCGCAGGTAGCACAAACGTACATAATTGCTTGTATGTGTGGGTTAAGGTATAATAATTAATAGTAGTAAATAACTGGAGAAGCGTCATGACAACTGAGACAACTAAGAGACAACCACTAATGGCTAGTCTTAGAGTGACAGAAGACGAATTCAATACTTTCAAACAGAAATGCCGGGAACAACGATTAACCCAGAGTGCAGTTATCGGTGGATTTATCAATGCCTGGAACGAAGGGGAATACGTTCATAAAGACGCTGGTTCTGAAAACATCCGTGCTAAGTTTGCGGCATGGGTAAGGGAGAGAGGGTTCGAGCCATCAGAAGTTTTAGATGTAATTATGAATTCTGTAATATCTGGAAAGATATTGCTAGAAGATGGCGATTAGGGTATAATAAAGATACCTAAATAATAAGGAGAATCGCATGACTAACAGCATTAGTGAACTCGAAAAAGAACTACAGCAAGCCGAAAAACGCTACCGAGAATTAGCACAACTGGTAGAAGCTGCACAGGAAAATTCTGAAGTATTGGAGAGAGTCATCTCCTACCTTGATGAAGAATTGAGTAATCAATCAGATGACGGAAAACGTTTCATTGTAAACCAGGTGATTACACATCTTAAGAAGTACCTATCTCCAACACCTGAAAAAGTTTTAGACTTTAATGGGGTTGTGATGCTACAAGAGCGGTTTGGTGCTAAGAAAGATGCAGACGGTTACACGTATTTTTGCGGCATTGATTATCGCCGCGTGAAGGGAGACAACCAGAATTCTACATCGGTGTGGAGAAATTACTTGCTATCCGAGTATCCCTCAGAAGGCACTATCGAGATAGTAGATAATCTCAAAGATTCACCTGTCAAAGGACGGTATCTGCTAGTAGGTTGGAATGCTACATTGAAAGATGTAGCTACTATTGCCGTTATGAACTTTGAGGTTCCACCAGTAGCAGGTGGGCAATTCGTACCACTGAATATCGATGAGAATCTTATCCCAATCGTTGATACCAAAGTGCAGCCGCAAGAGTCGGTACTAGATAAGGAAACTCTCGAATTAGCGCCACAAGACGATGCGGAGTCGCCACACTTACTGATAGGTAAGACAATCACGACCAGTGCCTACGGGTCAGCGATGGTCGGCAAGGTGACTGGGTATGTTGATGGTGATGAGAAGCCTTGGCGCGTCAAGGCTGATGATATCCCCGTTGAACTTTTTCTCGTGCGCAGTGATTTTGAACTGCTGTAGTCATTAGTGGCACTAAAAAAACTTCCTAAACCCGTAACGTGTAGGTTCAGGAAGTTTTTTTAGTGCTATTGACATTCGCGCTGTGGTATATTATAATAGTACTGAAAACAGCAAAGGAGTGAATTCGTTATATGAAACCGTCATCAGACTCAGTGAAGGCAATTGTCCAAAATAAAGTCACCCAAATGTATCTGTGTCCCAAGGGGTATTGGAACAAAGAGTTAAGATATGTTACTTATCCTGACATTCACGCATTGCGACGTGGAATCGCGAATCTTAATGCGACTTTCACTATTATCAGGGATTAAGTATTGGGCTATTATAACAATTGTAGTTGTTATAATAGATTTGAACCTCAGAATATTTCCAACCTCTGGAACGGGTAGGAAGTATAAGTTATGAGAGGGAACTAATTCGGGTTAGCCCATCACTACAGTATTGGTACTGCTGTAGTGATATTTTTTTGACTATGTTATTGCGAAACGTGATATCCTAGTTATTGACATTTCCGGTAGTAGGTGTTATAATGTGTTTAGATTAACATTCGAGGCGAAAAATCCATGAGCGCAATTGAACTTCAAGCCATTCCCCATAAAACCCATGACGGGTTACCTTGCCAACTCCTACGTGTCAAAATTGTCAACGAAAGTGGTGTAATTGTACCCAGCGATATTAAAGGGGTAAAATTTCCACAGGGTATAGATTTTTCAAAAGGTATTGTCATTGAGGGGAAAGCTCCAATTTGGCTATACGGGTATTTAGTCAACCAATGTTGTCATTTTGCACCTTGGCTAGGGTGCTACGATCCACGTTTAGGTGTTGTGATTGTAGCCACTCGTACCCCAAATGTGAACATTGGAGACGTTCTTACTGTAGACTTGCCGTAGTGACATAAAGATAATAGCAACTGTTAACACCTCGCTAGAATTACTTTTTAGCGAGGTGTTTTTCTTAAGACTCTGACAAGTTTTGAGAATTATTTTAAAAATAGTTGACATCACCACAATACCGTGTTATTGTGGTGATATAACCAACAGAGGCAATAGACAATGAAAATTTACTATACAGAAAGAACGAAAACAGTAGTAGATAAGCTGTCGTGGCTAACTCCAAAGTGGATAAAAATATCTAGTGTATCTCAACTACCATTGAGAATGAAGTACCTAAGCGAGGTTTTCCTTAGTTCAACGGAATCCCAAAAAGCACAGGTAGCAGCCGACATGCCAGGGATTCATATCGTCTCTATTGAGGCGATCGAGTCCCCGGAGTTTCAACCGGGGAGAAATGACCCCATAAACCTAATAGAGCTACCACGTAGTTTCTGGCTTTTAGATTTAGATGCCGCGTTTGATGACAGGGTGCGCAGCGAAGGACGTATCTAGTACCTCCTTTTAGCCATTAGCTGTAGGTGTTTCCACCTAGCAATCAGAAGGGCATCACTGCGTCCATCGTAGTGATGCCCTTCTGATATGAGTAGAGCGCTGCATTCCGGGAACACCTTTAAGCATTGCGCGATACTTGTATGTCCATTGCGCTTTCCCGTCACTGCAAAGGTAGCCTGCCAAGTCTTGGGTGCTACTGATTGGATCGGGATACCATGAAACGCACACATCCCGATAATCCGGTTGTAATTGGCTAGTAATGGCAGTTTCCTGACAAGTTTTGCCAACTCCTTGTCAGCGTCACCTTTGGTATTAGTGAAAGGTGATTCAATACAGGCGTGACTATTAGTTGAGATACCCCGTATTATTGCCGCCAATTCTGAAATCTTAGAGGGCATATCGTATACCGCATCAACACATACCACACCTTCTACTACATTGAGAACAGCGATCGCGCCCTTCTCACCCGGATCTATTCCAATTATCTGCTGCATAATACCTCCTTAATACTATTCCCAATCGCTTGCGCTAATGGGGGACATACACTATTACCAATCCCTGCTACCGCAACACCAGGACTCTCTCCCCACTGATAATTAGCGGGAAAACCCTGAAGCATTCCTAAACCCTGTACCGATAAGTCCTTAACAGTGCTACCATCAACTACATTAATAAATTTGCTCCTATTTGCACCCTTGCCATCGCTACCAATACTTTTACGAATAGTCCAAATTGGTTCACTGGCTAACGCTACTTTAGGTTTACCACTATAGATGCCTACTCTCTCTATAAGAATAGGATATTCTACTTCATTGTCTAACACATACTTTTCTTGTACTGGGATTAGACTAGAGTCAGTCATTTCCTCTATCAATTGCCCGATAACACTATGCCACCCTACATGCCTGTAGGGGCATTTAATGATAGGTAAATCTCCTTTACTAGCAACTGCGAACAACCGCAAGCGTTTTGTCGGGATACCAAAGTCATAAGCGTTTAAGATGTCATACCTAATAGTGTATCCTAGTCCGATTAGATGATTGCACCATCGGTAAAAACTTTTAGACTTCCTGTATTCTGGCACGTTCTCTAAAACCACATAAGGTGATTCTAAAACCTCAAACCAACCCTTAGCTATTAATTCTAATAATATATCCCTGTCTTCTCTATTCTTACTGGTCGCTTTCCCTTTTCCAATTGATGCCCTACTGTATGCCTGACAGGGTGGTGACAGGAATATTACATCAGGTATACCAATCCCTATCTTAATATGCAATGGGTTAACTTCCAAGATGTCAGCGATTTGACATTCTCCTATATTCCGTTTGTGAATCTCAGCTATATCGGGGTCTATTTCTATGCTTAAAGTCTGGAATCCAGCCAACCTCAGTCCTAATGTTGAACCACCAATCCCCGCGAATAGTACTAAAGCTTTACTCATAGTTTTACAGAAGATTTTATCGTGTTATCACCACTATACCACAGCTAGGCTTTGATTTTGGCGCTTGGCAAAAACTCTAACATGTCGGAAGCTGCATCCAATACCCTGTATACTTCCTAGCTTCCGACATGTTTACTTCTATTATAGATAATGGATACAACATGTCGGAAGCTAGAACTCTCCACTACTGTACATTGCAGCCAATGTTGTGGGGGGGGAACCCGTAGGTAGGCATTTTTGTTGACATTCCTCTGATATTGAAGTTAGAATTAGTATTAACTAACATTAACCCATGTCATGACCACCATATCAGAAGTTGAGACGATACTCAGAGATAAGATTAAAGAAATTGATTATCTCTCCCAATTAAGAACCTACCAGTTAGAGGGTTTTGTTAAAGTGATTTTGTCTCTCACACAAAGGCAAAAACCGATTAGACACCTCTGTACGGGTGCTGGTAAAAGTGTCGAACAAAGTGCTTTAATTCGATACTACTATGAGCTAGGTAAAGCACGGGGAAGTAGTAGAAAGATATTGATGGTAGGTGAGAAGGATGAGATTATAATCAACGCTAGACAGCAGTTACTTAATATAGGAATCTCAGATAACGAGATAGGAATTATTAAGAATGGATACAGATTGGAGCTACACAAACCAATCCAGATAGCGTCAATTCCCACGCTCAGAAGACGGTATGAGAAGTGGTCAGATTTGCCAATAGCGATAGATACTAGTTACTTTGAACTAATTGTCATAGATGAATGCCATCATGCCCATAATGGTGCTGATAAATCATATAAAGATTTGTGGGCTAGATATTCAGAAGCTAAGATAGTAGGGTACACGGCTACACCAGAATCCGACAAGGGATTCACCAACTTATTCGATTTAATAATCTCTGGCGAATCACAGATTGAATTAGCACATTTTGGGTATCTCCCTTATTGGGAATCCAAAGGTATACAGTGTAAAGCGAACCTAGATAATATCCCAAGGGTGAAGGGTGAATTTGAGCAAAAAGCACTCGATAAAGCACTTAAGGACTCTCTACTACAGGGTGACATTTTGCCAACATGGGAGAAATATGTGAGAGTACCTTATGGCATAATTCCCACTATCATATTTGCGCGTTCGGTAGCTCTAAGTAAAGAATATGCTACTTGTATCACCGATAATTCTAGCTACAAAGCAGTACATATAGATGGTGCGATGGGTACTGAGCAGATAAGGGTAGCGCTTCAGCAATTCGCTAGTGGTGAGGCAACTTTTCTTGTAAATTGTCAGAAAGCGATTGAAGGGTTTGATTTAGCTACTTATGCCAAATCTGTAGGATTAGATTTTAAATCGATAGGATGTGTGCAAGACTTAGCACCTACACTATCCATCAAGCGACACAAGCAAAAAGTAGGACGTGCAAGAGGTTTCTTATGGGAGGGAAAGCTTAAAGCAATATATCTAGACCATTGGGGCGCATATAAGGAATTTGGGACACCAGATCAGCCGTACAACTGGACTCTAGAGGGTGCTGCTACCAGGGTAGGGGAATCTACAAAACGATGCCCCGATGAAGATTTTGGATGCGGTGCTACCGATGTACTGAGAACCGCAAAAGTATGTCCACACTGCGGGTACATGTTCCCGGTGACCATCACTGTATTTGAAAAGGATGAGAGCATACCCCACAACAAAGGTATCGAATTAATACCAATTATCCCTGATGAACTAGACCTGTATAACAACTTACTTAGCAATGAGAGAGTTGACGGTTGGGCGATCGCACAATTTCTAAATTATGCACCAACCTTTCAGACTCTACTAGCGCTAGCAGCCCGGACTCCTAACGCTGATGTAACTGCTACTTTCTCGCAGTGGATAACAGGACAGCGAAAGATATATGGTAATAATTGGAAACCTAGCGTGGTACATCTTCTAGAAGTTCTAGATGTCATTGTTAAGTATCAGAAAGCCTTGAAAAAAACCGTCAAATCCAAACCGCTACATATTTATAACCAATGGTTAGAGCTTATGCGTGATGGGCATTCTAATTATCTACCTACATCGCGGGAACTATGGGAGATTGCAAAGGTATGTGGGTATGATTCAGGCTGGGTACATTATCAGGTTCAAATAGCTACAAAAAAGCATAAAAGATGTTAAACTTCTATGTTGACTTTAGCTGATATATTGTGTATAATAGAATTGTAGTAAAACAAAAACAGAACCTAAAACAATGCCTGAAGTAATAAACATTAAGTTCAACCTAGATCTATTGCCCTCAGTACTCTACCTCCAGTTCAAAAGTACAAAAACTACAGACTTCACTTCGATCGATTTAAGTGCCATCGATGAAGATGAACAGAAGCACCCTTTAGCGCTACTTGCTGGACTGAAAGGGGATAGCGAGATACCTCTTAATTTTGAGAAGTTGCTACTAGTGAAGTTGGCACATGGTATCCCCGATGGGGTTTATGGCGCGTCATTGTATCGAGAGTCTAGCGCGTCGGAATCGCTAGTTATAAAGTTTGGTCAAAACACTTTCCCAGTTACCATGAAGGGAAAAGAGATTTCTGTTGGGAGTTTTTCTGGGGAATTTGCCTGGGAAACTAAGAAGACGCTTGATGGTACTACTTATCAGAAAGTTTGGTTAGAGCTAGTCTCTGAAACAGACCCCTACACGTATTACACCGTACCTCTAGCAATACCCAAAGAAGTAGAGGTTAAAAAACCCGTGTTTACCGCTGCGCTAAATAGCGGTCAAGGCATTGCACAATTTTTAAAACCCGTACCTGTTAATGATGGTTCGGGTTTTGCACACACTTTCTCATTAGAAGATTTAGAAATTGGAGAGTACAAGATAGAGCGAATAGAACAGTACAAAAAGTCTGACACCACTTACGGACTGTTCTGTTACAAAATCTTTCTTGAAGGTGGTGTCTCAGTATTCGCAAAGGGAAAATCACTTAAGCAGATGGGGCAAACTGCTGAGGAAAAAGGGAATGGTGAAAGTAATAAAGCCTTTCATGCTCTGGCAAACAAGATTAAGTCAGGAGTACCACATAAGTTATCGATTGTGGACAAGCGAGAGTGGGAAAATGCTACCGGGAAACATGTAGATGTAACCCATGCAATTGTCCGTGGTTTGCCTAGCCAAGAATCACCTGCACTCCCAACCGAGGGTATTGACACTGATGAAGCGACAGAGAATGTTATACCCTTTGATTGGCGTGTGTACGCTCAATCGTTAGGAATAACTTCAGAACGCATTGCTGAAGAGTCCGATGGTGGACTTGAGCAACAAGTTATTGCCTCAATTGATATCACTTTGCCACCTGCTGAAAAACATAAACTATTCGAGGAAAGAATCAAAGGAATCCTCATAAAGATTAGTGAAGAAACTGGAGCAACAGAGATACCAGTGTCAGAACTACCTTACTAGGATGGTTTTTGGGGGATACCGAAAAATCCCCCTATAATTTTATTAATGGGAAAAACAATGTTTACTAAAGGACAAAGTGATTTTTTGAGAGATGTACAAAAGTGGTTCCTAAGAGTCTCACCTCTTCAGCGGAAATCTTTACCCCGCGATGAACGTTTTGCTATACTAACTGGCTTCCCAGGTACGGGTAAGTCTACTATAATAGTAGAGTTAATCAAAGTCCTTAAGGCTAGACAAAACCGAGTACTTTTAGCAGCACCAACGCACCCTGCTAAGAACTTATTACTAGACTTTCTTACCGAACAGAATGTAATAGTACCAACCCGTACCATTCACTCTGTCTTAGGGTTAAAGCCAGAAGTGAACGATTTAGGTGAAGAAAGATTTGTCCAAAGTGGAGAGCCATTAGACTTTTCAGACTATGACCTGTTAATCATAGATGAAGCTTCTATGATTGATCGTTTTTTGTGGGCAATCCTAACAACCACCCCATCATTACCTCCCACATTATTCGTAGGTGATCGCTATCAACTAAGACCAGTAAATGCACGTACAATATCGCCAGTATTTACCAAGATAAAGCCACAGAATAGCTTCAAGCTAACCGAGGTTGTCAGGCATCATGGGTTACTTGTAGATTACCTAGCAGTGCTTAGAGATGGCTATGAGACAGAATCACATCTCGAAGTGTCACCCGCAGATTTTATGGGAGATGACACGGTAATCTATTGTGAGTATGATGAGTGGTTAGCAAGGGTGTGTGCTGCGATGCAAAGTGGAGACACTTACAAGGTGCTAGCTTATACCAATAAGAATGTTGACAGGTTTAACGATTCATTAAAGAGTATTGAAGTGAATAACTATAGCATTCCTGACTTAGAAGATTGTAAAGAGTACGGCTATTCCATAGGTGAGAAGCTTGTCTTGCGGGAACCGCTTCTCAAATGGAATTCAAAACGAAAGTATGAGGAAATCATCGGCAATAACGGAACCGTTGTAAATGTCTCCTATGTGGACTCTACAACTATCTTAGGGTTCCGCTGTTCTAGACTAACTATTTGGTGGATAGAGCCAGAAACACCTGATGATAACACCGGGGGCTATGATTCGCCCTTAAGCTTCAGTGCATTCAATATTAAAGAGGAAACTATCTATGTCTTAGATAGTGAGGAGAGAGGCAATTATCAAGCGCATCTTTCCCAACTTAAAGCCGAAGCGCTAAACTATCCCATAACATCCCGTCAACGGAAAGAAACTTTTAGGAACTACTATCAGCTCAGAAAAGCTTTTACGGATGTAAGCAGGACTTACGCCTCTACTGTCCACAAAGCTCAGGGTGCTACTTACGATGTAGTGTTTCTCTATAGTGATATTGCCAAGTGTTCAGATCTAGAGGTTCACAGAGAGTTACAGTATGTAGGTTCTAGCCGTGCTAAGAGGCAACTGGTGATATGCCGATGAAGATAATATTGATTCGATTACTTCTGGAGTTGATACTGGCGATCGTGAACATAGATACACCTCTAGACTATGAGTTAACCATCACGACAGTCTTATCGGTAAAAACAGAGTCGATGTGGGGTTAGGGGCTGCCAAAAAAGATTTTACATTAAAAAACTACTACAAACACCCCGTAGTAGTTTTTTGTTTTGTGACAGCCTAGAAACCATGCAGTGTACAGATTTCAGCATCCGACAAGTTGTATCCATAATCTATAAAGAGGTAAACATGTCGGAAGCCAGGACTTATATAGGGAAAGGGTTTTCAGGATTTGCAGCGTGCTGTTCTTTCAACCGCACGAATTTCTCTTTTACGAGTTGCGCGATGACCTCGCTACGGCTAGCTACTCCATAAAAGTCAGACAGGAGTAGTAGATCGTCCCACAGATTGTCTGTTGCAACAATATGTCTAGAGTACTTTCGTCTCTCTCTGGGTAATGGTGGTCTTCCTTTCCCCCGTTTGATACTTACCACCTCAGTAACTTCAGTGGTAAGTGACATTTTGTCAAATCGCCTTTTGAGTATTGCAGCAGCAGCGCGTCGCTGTTTGTTTACTTCTTTTTGCAGTGCCAAAATTTCATTTTTATTTCCTACCGCTCGCTTTAACTGACTAGTAGTAGTAGCTATAATATCTTGGTACTCAAGAGGACGTGGTTCACCGCTTTCTAACCCTGTGTACGTCATTACCTGTTGCTCCGAATTAATTACGCCTATATTATAACATACACATAGACATTACGCAAAAAGTCTGTTATATTAAAGAGGAACCACACCGAGGGATACAACCCATGATTACCAGTACCTCCACAAAAAAATACCCCCACCCCGTTGAGACCGGAGAAGAGGACGAAAGCAAAAAGATACCTTCAGTATATTCCAGTACTAAGAAAAAGTCAAGGGTTTACGACCCGAATGCCTTTTATCCCTTTAAACCTCTTGATGACCCGCAGCGGACTGAGTTGGTGAATACAGCCATTAGGGTTCCCTATTGGTGGCAATTGCTATTGTGCCGGGACAAGTCACCAGCAAGTGGTGAGAATTACTACATCGACCTCATGGAACGACGCGATGTAATCGACTATCTGGCTGAGGGTAAGCGGTGTATTAAGAAGGAATATCGGGGTAGTGCTGTTGTAGCACAGATGCTTGAGGACTATGGGTGGGAATACCCAGAACTTCAACGTTACCTGTACCGCGAATACTATAGCGGCATAGGACTAATAACTGGTAATTCCTCAGATGGGCTACTGGCTATCGATGTAGACGGGGCATCAGCACAACCATTACTAGAGTTAATTCTTGGCGGTGAACCTCTTCCCAAGACGGTATCTTGGACATCGGGAAAACCTGGTCGCTATCAAATGCTGTTTCAAGTACCGCGATCGCACTGGGAACGGTTTGAGGATTGGGTGACGTGTATACCAAAGTCTTACGCTGAACTTCCCAAGGCATTTAGGGATAAGTACCCAGTATCACCTGAACAAGAGCTAATCACTCCAGATAAGGGTGAACTTTTAGAATTCAGATACAACGGTCGCTATAGTGTCCTACCCCCGTCCCGGCATCCTGCCACGGGGATGTACAAATGGATACACTCAGCCTTAGACACTAAGGTAGCCCCCCTACCAGAGCGGCTACTGGATCTGATAACAGCATGGACTGACTTAGAGGCGATTGAAGCCGAAAAGAAGGAACAGAGGCAGTTAGAATTTGCCCAGAAGAAAGCCGAGAGAGAAGCTAAGAAAGTTGAGAGAGCGAAGTCGGGAGTAATAGTAGATGACAGTGATTGTGACGAATTTGAAGACATTTTAGAAGCTGCACAGGAATTAAATAATCGTGCTGGGATTGACGGTTTTGACTGGCATGGTCACGATTTTACAGAGCATGGACGCGGCTGGTTACAGGGTAATTGCCCACGACATGAGTCAACGTCAGGTACATCATTTCAGGTAGAGATTGATGGCGACCACGCTTGGCGCTGTCACGCCTGTGATGTGGGGTCTGTTGGACTCGCTAATTACTTGATTTGGCGTGAGACTGGGGAAATAAAGTGGAGCGGCAACTTTTCAATATTAAAGCCATATTTTACAGAGTATGGAATCAAGCTAAAGAACAACTTCAAGAAAGATGCCGCTACTAAGACATCTGAATTTTCGGAGCGGCTTAAGCAACATTTTGAATCTCGGAATCTTCTCGATTCCGGGTATCCCTGCTACAGTGAATCTACACCCTATTGTAGTGAGAACTTCCTAGCTAACATCCCCCATAGCGGAGTAGTAGGTATTCAAGCCGCAATGGGAGTGGGTAAGTCTACAGCATTAAAGCAGTGGTTAACTACTACTGATACTCCTAAGATTTTCATCTATAATCGGATTGCTCTGGGATATTCCCAAGCTATCTCATTAAGTGGTAACACCCCACAGGAAAAGATAAATTGGATAGATGATATTCAAGTATCTGACTTCCTACAAGGACGTGTTAAGCGGATTGGATTGTGTTACGATTCACTTCACAAACTCTCAACATTCAACACCGACCAACCTTTCCATTTAGTACTAGATGAATGTGAATCAGGTTTGATTCACTTACTCACTGGAGAGACACATCGTCTCAAGCGTGCTGAGAATATATCTGCACTCTGTAAGTTATTAGCATTAGCCAATGCCAATAATGGCGGCTGTATTCTTAGTGATGCGACATTGAGGAAAAGTACGATAAAGTATGTCCTACAGTTCATGCCAGACACACCTGTAAAAGTACTTATTAATACCACAAAACCCAAAAAGAGAAATGTGGTATTAACAGGTAAGGAGAAGGCAAGTTTTTTCGAGACAACAGTAGCACAACTGGTAAAGTCTGATGTACCCGCGTTGGTAGCATCAGATAGTAAGGAAAATCTACAGGCTCTAGAATCACTAGCACAGGATTCCTTAGTGTCTCAGGGAAAAACACCTAAGAGCGTTATCCGGCTAGATTCCGACTCATCACGCACCGATGAAGCACGCAGCGTGATGAATAACTTAAATCAGTCTATTCTTACTAAGACCCCGGATCTGTTCATGTTTTCGCCTACATTAGCTAATGGGTTATCGATTGATGCTGTGTATTTCCAGAAGGCTTATGGTCTATTTTTTGCGGTTAATACTCCTATTGAATCCCTCCAGCAGATGGCACGCGATCGTCATCTCACTGATTGGAATATATACGCCAGTAAGGGCAAGTATCATGGGGCGGTTACGGTAGAAGGTGTGATTGCTGATAAGAAGCGTCAGGAGTCCAACTTAACAGAGATAGCAGACCAACTTATTAAGGAAGTGCTGCGGCAACATACAGCCAATAATTTTACAGATTCCACAGCGACTGATAACCCCGATTACATTAATGGTAAAGCGCTCATAGGGTTATTGGAAAAATTCCTTGAAGGGGATGATTATCCTACCTTGTCGCCCAAGCATAGCTGGTACTATTATGAACTTGTAGCGAACCAGAATTGGGCACGGGCTAATTTTTACGACGTGATGGTAGCCGAATTAAGAGCCGCAGGTCATGAAATAACATTTGCAGACGGGTTCAAAAATTCGTACAACGAAGTAATCAAAGAAACCATAGAAGTGACACGGCTCGAATCATGTGAGAAAGTTGCAGCGGTAGAGGCAATCTTTACGGACTATGCAACGGCTCATTCGGCTGAACAGATGGCTTGTGACCCGGAAATACAACGACAAGGAACAAAATCAAAAATACTCATTTCTACCGGGATACTAGAACCAGAATGCACTGTATCCATGGTGTATCACTGGAAATATAATTACCGGGAAGTAATTCACGCTAACTTACTCTGGTTTCTCTACAAGAACCCACACTTAGTACCTGCTCTAGATGTCAGCAAGTTAAAACGCTATGCTAAAAACTACCAGGAAGGATTAGAATTTTGCTTACAGGATGTGAAGCTACTGGGATATAAAGTACATGCACTAACGAAGTATCTCAAGATTCAGGAATTGGAGTCTATATTGGATTTAGAGAATCCTAACTTAACTTTTAGTAGCTCAACGCCGGGATTAAAGGAATGGGCACTAAAAGTCAATAAGGTATCAGCGAAGATAAAGGATGAATTAGCTACAGAATTTAACGATAATTTCCCCAAGATAATAGCAGGCACTAACGATGTAAGAGCCGCGAAGTTAGCTACCTGGATATTGGAGAAGTTGGGGTATAGTTTCACGTCTCAGAAAGTGGGGAAGCAGTACACATACAGCTTTTCCTCTGAATTCTTATCTGATGTAACACGTCAGAATTTATTAGCGGGATATGACCGGAAATACAATCAGACACCTGATGTAGTAACAGAATCTAATGATGATATAATGGATGAAGAAACCTTAGCAATCTCAACACCACAAATGACACTCGATACTTTACCTATTGCATCTACAACAGGACGTACTCTAGAGACTATTCTCAGCGGTCTTAATAATTATGAGACTTTAACACCTAAGCAGGTATTTGACGACTTTCAAGAGGTGATCACCCTGCACGAGATACTCCCATTGAACGACCTTGGAAATCCTAATACTTTGCAGTTTTTCTGCAAAGCCTGTAACACCAATCTCACAGAGATAGAACTTGAAGATATGGTACGGGTTACTATTGCTATGCTACGAATTCGAGAAACCTACGCATCGGGTGAGGAATACACCCCAGAATTTAAAGCGGTGGACACACCATACCTTTATATTCAAAACCTACTTGCAAATTACCAAAGATGTGAAGACGATGCACTCTTATCCGACGGTAAATTAGCCTTCAAGTTATTACGTCAGGATGTGGCAGCGAAGGGTATGAAATACATCAAAGGGTAGTTGACATTACCTAGTGATACTGGTATACTGTTGATATAATCAGTACAGTTAACAACGTCAACAACCCCGGTCACCAGTTAGAACTTATAGCACTGCTGTCTGCCAAGCGAGGATGTACTATAGCGGTTAGTAATTCTCCATTGTTAGAGGATTACTATAGGGAAGCTGGTTTCAGGACAGAATTATTGACGGTTTCGAGAACTATTAGTGGCGAAGCATCAGTGAGGGGGAAGACACTAGAACTATTTGCAACTTTAAATGTTTAAACGGAAGTTACCCCATACAAATGTACTTTTGTGGGCTGAAATCCTTGTGTAGCAAGAAATTCAGGCTGTTGTATTTACTTCGTAGGTAGTCATGTATGGGTGGCGATCGCAAAAAAATGTACTAAAATGGTTGCAATGACAAGAACGGCTGAAATCCCCGCCACATAAGGGTTACAACGATTGGTAGTCATGTAATGATTTTCCTCAATTCTGGAAAGTCTTATCCGGTGATGCTTTCAGCCGGAAGTTACCCCGCGAAGCGGGGTACTTCCGTTTAAACTCCATTAACCATTGGATCTACCATAATACCGCCAAGTCACCCGTGCTATCATAAACGAGAGCTAAAGCGGTATTATTATGGTTAGGATTGCCTCAGTTGATATTGGCACAAAGTTAGATCTCAGTGGTTTCTATCAGGGACTGGGGTCGTTGTCAGGTGTGAAAACTCCAGTTGTCAAGCTTGGGGTTAGTTTTGATAATGCCAATATTGCACAGGAACGGCAACGTCTTCAAAAAGCACTAAGCCAAGACTTAATAGTTAAAGTTAAAGTTGATGATGTCCCATTAACTCAACTCAATAAGCATATAGAATCCAAACGTACACATGTTAAAGATGTTAATGCGTGGCTTGAGAAGAATCCATTAAGAATCAGAACTACAACGGATCCAATTAATGAGGCTAGCTTTAAAAAACAGATTGTAGGATTGTCAGAACAATTAGAGACAAAGGTAAAGGTAAAGGCAGAAATAAAGCAAAGCGAAGGGGAGAAGATAAGTGTAACCTTAAAAGACGGTATTGAGAAAAGTTTTGATACCGCATCTGATAAAATTAGTAATGTTGTTAAGAATATAACTAATTCACAGCAAAAAAGTAGCAACCGAGTAGGTTCTACAAGCTTCTTAACGCCTACTGTATCGCGATCGCCAGTAACACCAGGGTTATCGCAGCACATACCACAGGGAACAGCCACACTACCAAGTCCGGGTAACACTTCGGGAACAGCTACATTACCAAGTTACACTAGCACTCCAGGAACAACTACAACCACTTCAGCAACTAAGAGTGACAGTTCAGGAGTTCAATCAACCGCATCGAAAATAAGAACCAAGAATAGAGGTATTTTTGACAACATATTTGTAGGAGCGTCAGAAAACTTTGGAAGAATGATTACTTCTAAGTTTTCTGAAGGATTAACAGATTCTATAGAGTCTGCACTATCTTCTAAGATTGGCTCGTTGGATTTAGTAGGACGTTCAATTTTCGAGCGAATTGTTCCAGGGATAAGAGAGGCAATAACAAAAGCACCCGTAGTACGGGCTATACAGAAAGGGTATAGCGAATCAAGTCTGGCAAAGACAATAGATGAATCAATAGATCGTGTCCAATCTATTATCGGCAAAGACCAAATTGAGATTGAAAAAAGATTATTAAGCGGACGCAAGAGAGTTACTAAAACCGGACGTAATGAAGCCGCCGCTAAAGAATTAGGAATAGAGTATGAGGAATCACTTAGTAGAGAAGGGTTAAATGAAGTCCAGAGAAAACAAAGTGAGGATGAGTTAGCGGGATTAGAAGTTTACAGAAGTCAGTTAGAGCGGAATTTAGCTGACTATATGGGGAAAAGTGTAACTGAGCGTGGCGAAGAATATTTTAAAAATGCCATTCAAACTCAGAAAGCAGGCTTAATTGAGATACAGAAACAGAAAGCGTTGACTGCCAAAAAGATAGCCGCTTTCGAGGAAAAGGAAGTCACTGAGGGGTTAAATGAAACAGAACGTAATCAGAAGCTTTTTGCGATTGAAGATTTAAAGTCTTTAGGTAAGCGTGAAGATGCGAGCAAATATGTACTATCTGAAAATCAGGCAAAATTAACGCAATTCAGAGGTAGCACTGATGCGGAAAAAGAGGGAATGCTTGGTGCTAACTTAGAAGCTAAAACGAAACAGTTAGGCGAAGTAGAAAAGCAGATAGAGGCTGTCAGGGAGAGGGTAGAAAAGTTAGGTGGAGAGAAACAAAAATTAGAACATCTTTTAGATCTAGTCGGTGTAAAAGGTGCTAAAGGATTAGAAGGTGCTAGAATATTACGCACCCTCGCTATAAGTGAGAAGAAAGAAGCTGTTGGTAAGCAACGTGAAGACTTGAACACCAAACTTACTAAAGCAGAGAAAGTCTTGGAAGCCTCTAATAAGAAAGTATTGAAATATCAAGAGGCACTTAAGAATGCACTATCTGATTCTGATGATGATACCATCTTAGCAGCAAAAGCTCTTATCGAAAAAGAAGTTCTTAACAGGAAAGAATTAGAAAATTTAATCACTAATGTGAAGGCCGATCTTGAAAGGTTAAACAAACAAGAGTTAGCTTTCATACAGAGAGCAGAAGCATCAGTGCCCTTAGCAGAAGCAACTGTAGTTAAGAATTCTGGAGGTAGGAATAATATAGCGGAAATTCAGAAAACTATTTCTACTGGAAATGTTAAAAATATAGGGACGGAATATAAGAAATTATTTGCTAAACTCAGGACTTTGGACTTTAGCAGTAAAGAAGAAATGGCTTCTGCATTGAAGTTAATGGAAGCCATGAATGCTCAGGTTACGGTGTATGAGAAGCAAGCTGATGATGCTATTAAAGCACTAGAGCGGGGGGGAAAAACTAGTGGTACAACCAAGAAAGTCAAAAAACAACCTAAACAGTATCAGGATGTTATAGATGAAGTTGCGGCTATAGCTGGAATTAGTATAAGTCCTGAGCAAATTCCTACCTTGAAGGCTTTTTCGGATGAAGAAATTGAAGATTATAAAAAGAAGGGGATAAAGGCAACGGGGTTTTATTCTAGCGAGAATAACGTTTTAAAAGTACAGAAAGATGTATTGGCACAACTCATTAAGGGGAATGCAACACCAGAAAATTTAGAGACATTGATCCATGAACTTACACATGGGATGCAAAGCGATTTTGGTAAAATAGATTTATTCCAAGAGCTAAAATCGGCGCGTAAATTACTCAAGCCGACGGTAGAAGATTACGAACTAGATCCAAAGTTGGCGCGAAGGGTGGAAGGATCGGCAAGTAATTTTAAGGGGGATACAGAACGAGAAGCATTTTCTAGAGAAATAGAACAAGACGCTTACGTTTTTACGAACAGAAATAGAGAGAAAATAATATCTAATATCCAAAGAAAGACAAGCCTCCGCAATATTGGGCAACTAGCAGGTAGCGGAGGAGGTAAACTCTTAAACGATTTAGGCAAAATACAAGTAGAGCAATATAAACAACTAATAGAGAACAATAAGAACGCTACCTATGACACATCTGGGACTGGGAAATTATTAGAAGCAAAATTTGATAATCTATATAAGATTTTTGAGCCTTATCTAGAGAGACTTAAAAATATAGATATTTTGCCACAAGATGAACTGGATAAATTATATAAAGACTTACAGGTTCTAATTGAAAAGACAACATTCAGTGCTAGCCAATTTGCTAACAAGGTACACACCGAGTTATTAGGTGGCAGCCGTGAGGATTTACTGAAGCAACTTACAGGTAGTTACACCAGCAAGGATGAGCTAAAAAATATAGCCAAAAGCCATGGTGTTGGTTCAAGTGGTACTAAGGAACAAATAGCGGCAAGATTAGTTAACAACGTTGACCTCAAAAAACTCAGGTCAACAATTCCACAACTTACACCACACCAAAAAAGTATCATCTCTAAGACCGATCAGTTAGTTACCACACCTGATGCGCTTAAGCCGCATCTACAGGGTAGAATTACAGCGGCGCGGGGTGCGTTGAATGCTATCAAACAAGAGGAAATTCCTCAGATTAGCTTTGAGGAAATCCAAGATGACTACCAAACAATTCAGGAATTATTGAGTCGAGACTTAGAAGATAGTGTTAAGAAATATCTTAAAGGTGCAAGCTTACAGCTAAGTGGTATTATTAAAAATATAGAGGGTTTTGTCCTCGGTGATATTGGGACTGATTCGCTTGAATTGCCTGAGATTAAAATACCTGAGATTGAATCCCCGATAGTTGAGCAAATTCCTGAAATTAAAGTACCTGAGATCCATCAACAGGTAATTAAAGAAACTCCTATAAACCCCAAGTTATCCAAGGATTTAAGCTTTGTCCCTGATAAGATAGCGGAATCAATAGAACAAGGGACAAAGGTAGTTGTTGATGATTATGCAAAACAAATAGATGATTATGACTGGGATAGCTTACTTGCACAGGAAGCGGCAAATATTGACTTAGAAGATATTACTCCTGATGTGCAAACTGGAGACATCGATGATTGGGATGCTAAATTTGCTCAAAGTTATGGGTTAGAGAACTTAGGAACAGGGTTAAGTCAAGGTATTGAAAAGTCGATACCAAGTGCTGAACTTGCATCTATTGAGTTAGCGCAAGGTGTTACAAAGTCGGCTAAAAAAGAACTGGAGATACAAAGTCCATCTAAGGTATTTGAACGTTTAGGGCGCTTTGTAGTAGAAGGGTTTAATAAAGGTATTAACGCTGTAAATACTGTGCCAAGTTTTACAGAAAAAATGGTAGAAACTGGCAAACAGAAAGTAGAAGGTATTGTAGGCAACCTAGAGAACAGACGCAGTATAAGCCAGAGTAATAAAGCCAATGCCAATGCTGCTGCTGCTATGTCTCATGTTTATAATGCCTCAGCAAATCGAACAACTAGCGATATAGATAAAGCTATGGCTAGCTTCGATGAGCATGAGAAGCAACAATTTGAAGCGGCTCAAAAATACCTTGAGGAAAGACAGGTAGAGTACCAGCAACTTCTGGCAAAAGCCGAAGCAAGCATACAGTCTGGTGATGAGTTAGAACTGTCACAACACGAATTAGAAAGCCTAAAAGTTTATTTGGAAAATGCAAAACTTTTAGACAAACAAGAATTAAAAGGTAATGTAGTTAATACTTCTCCTCTTATTAGTCCTGAGAAAGTACAGCAGGTTACACAAAACGCAGGAAACAAATTTACTAATTCTGTTGGGGTAGCACTAGCAGATTTGTTTGGTGGCATAGCAGCTAGGGTTAGGAAACAGACAGAGATATTAAAGATGCACACGCCGTCCTTAATTGCTAACCTGGTAGTATCGGCTAATGAAGCGGAATTAAGAGGGGACAAAGAAGAATCGGATAGATTATTAGTCTATAAAGATAAATTAGTAGCTAACAATAATAGAGCCTTAGAATTAACTCGCAAGACTACGATAACCCCTGAAGAAACCCAAGAGTTACAAGAGTTAAATATTGCAACTCAAGATATCTTCAAGTCTCTCAATGTTGCAGTACCACAAGTAAATACATTCTTTGATGCGCTATTTAAAGGAAGCGGTATTGCTGGCATTTTGATAGATGGTCTTAAAGGTTTAGTAGGTGGTTTCCTGGCATTTAAAGGGGTACAATTTTTCCAGAATATAATAACCAGCATTGCACCCGCATCAATTGAAGCCGCTATAGCCATGGAATCTTTAGAGCGTAGATTCCTATTTATCAGCAACAATGCTCAAGAGGCTGCTAATAGCTTGGCATTTGTTAGGGGGGAAACGGCGCGTTTGGGAACCGACATGAAGTCCTCAATGGAAGGATATGTTTCATTAGGGGCTGCAACGCGGGACACCGCACTGGAAAGTCAGACACAGAAGATATTTAGTGGTGTATCACAAGCTAGCACTGTTTATGACTTGAATTCAGAACAACAGAGTAGAGTTTTTGCTGCTGTCCAACAAATGGCTGGAAAAGGCAAGGTAAGCGCTGAGGAATTAAGACAACAATTGGGAGAAGTTTTACCTGGTGCGTTCAACATTGCAGCTAGAGCGATAGGTGTAACAACACAAACTCTAGACAAGATGATGAGTCAAGGTAAGTTACTGTCAGAAGATTTTCTACCTAAGTTTGCTCAACAACTAAGCGCCGAAACTGCGATGGGTGTCAAAGGAGCGGCTAATAGTTCAGTGTCTGCATTAATAAATTTCAATAATGCGTTATTTCAGATGCAAGCAACAATTGGCAAGACACTGTTACCAATCAAAAATTTGCTATTAGCACTAGGTAGCGGAGCTATCAAGTTTGTGACTGAAAACGCAGATTTTCTGCTAGGTGTTTTTCGTGCGCTCGCTGTAATGGCTGGAGTTAACCTATTCCAATCTTTTGGAGCGTTAACCGCTGCGTTAATGAAAATTCCGGGTGTTGCGAGTGCAGCAAGTGCCGCTATGGGAACATTCCAGAAAATACTAGGAAATGGTGATAACAAACTTAAGGCCACACAACTAGTAGACGGGATAGGAGACACGTTACAGAACATTAGAGCTAACCCGGTACAATCTCTAAGATCGGGTGCTAGTAATGTCCTGTCAAGTGCTAAGAACTTCGGCGTTGCTATGCTGGATAATGCGAAAGGTGGATTGTCAGCGTTAAATGGTGGACTACTAAGCCTACAGAAAAATGGAATTTCTAACATTGGTGCTAATTTTACTAGAGGTGCTATTGGAGTTAGGGCATTTGGTAAAGCGGCGCTAATCAATGGTGTTGCGGGATTTATAGGATTAGCATCGGGTGCTAGGGCATTGCTGTCAGCGCTCGCACCTATGCTAACTATGTTCGTAGTAATCGAAGTAGGGATGAAAGTATTTGAAGGCATTAGTGCTGCTTTCAAGGATGCCTCTGGAGATTCTAGGAACTTTGCCGATACCGCTACTGAGAGTTTGCAAAAGTACAGGGAAGCGCTAGCAGAAAGTAGAGGGGAAACCGAAAAATTTAAAGCTACTAAGCTAGTACGCGATGAATCCTTGCTAGATGCAATGGGGATAGGTGCGTTATTACCCAAGGAAATTAAAGCTGATGCTAACTGGTTTGATAAGTTAAGATTTGGAACCGGGAAAGCAGTTACAGGTTTAATCGAGTCGCCTGCAAACTTACTTAAAAAACTGTCAGGTGGTAGAGTGGGTTCAACCTATGAAGACAAGAAGTTGGGAGATAACATTAATGCCACATCTGACTTAAGCTTAGGTGTTAATGCTACAACTTCAGAAGCATTAAGCCTCTTAGGAACCAAGGGGCAAGGTGTTAGAGAGTTGGGACAATTAAAGCAGTATGATGACCAACTCAGACAGATACAGACACGACGCGCGGCATTAGTAGCTATAAATCCTCAAGATAAGGCTGGACTTAAAGTTATTGATGATGAACAAACAAAAATACTAGAGGCGAGAGAAAAAATATCTAAACCTATTGGAATATTACAGTCCAATATGCAGACTAATGTTGATATGCTCAAAAAGGAGATTGAGAAATATCAAAAATTAGCCAATGAACCTGGTAGGAATCAGGCGCAATATAAGAATGTACTAGCAGGACTAGAAAGCGATCTAACGTCAGCACAGAAAGCACAAGATAAATTTAATCGCGCTGTTGGCGAATCTGTTAATGCTTTCTCATTAATGCAGAAAAACATACAAGGTGTAGTTGATAAATTAGCTGATGCTGAAGATAAGGCTACTGTTGCAGGAAATACTTTAAAGTCCAGCTTATACACTAATTCCAAGACTCAGGGGGAGTTGCAATTTGGTTTAAGCGAACTTGATATTCAACAGCAAGAGGCAAAAATTAAGCGTTTACTTGATGCACAAGCACAGACTAAAGCGCTGTTGCAGAATAAGGATGCTCAGAATACACTACAAGCCTATGGTATTACTGAGAATACCGGACGCGCTGAACTTAAGACTATATCAGAAAAAGCAGGTGAGAGAGTTAATGACAAGTATGTTATTGACCAGTATGCAGCACTTCAAGAGCGTTCTGTAGAAATTTCTAACCTACAAGCTGGAGTAGAACAAGGTAAGTATGAATTTAATCAAAAGTTAGTCGAATTAAACAAACAAATAGAAGAATATTACCGTAGTGCATCTAGACAGTTTGCAGAATCTAGTCTTGAGGCACAACGTCAAACTAGCCAGTTAAAAATACAGTCTTATGCTACCGATATCAAAACTTCTATTTCTGGGTTTCAGGATAATATAGTATCTCAATTTGCAGATTCGGTAATAGAAAGTATCCAACAACTCTCAGAAGCCGCCGATAAACAGTTTGATGTAGGAAGTGCTGCATTACAGGCTAATAATGCTTTTGAAGATTCCCTAAGACAGGGTGAGGAATTACGCCGACAATTACCTGGTATTTCAGCTAAAGGTAGTATTGATATCCCAGCAATCCCGATAGAGTTAGACTTGAGTAAGATAGGGATAGATAATAAATTTATTGATATCACTAAGGCTTTCAATAATGGCTTACTAGAGGCTAAAGACACTATAAAGGATAGTGAGAGTGCTACAAATGACCTAACGTCTGCATTTCAAGATGTAACGTTAGGTAGTCTGGACTTTGGCGATACTATCCAGCAGACAGTAGCTACTACAGAAGATGGGATATATGCAACTCAGGGATTAGGCTCAGAACTACTTAATACCACTTTTACAGCTTCTGATTTAGGTTTTGCGATCGAGACTAACACCGATAGTATCAATAGTAATAATGATGCCGTTATTGCTACAAATGATAGTCTATTCGCATCTTTAGAGGCAACTGGCAATGTGACAGCAGCTACTATTAATTGGGGCACTGAGATCAGTAATGTTGGTGGAGTGATTGAGAACGAGCTTAAGGTAGCCCTGGATTCACTACCTCTTAGCATTCAGGAAATTATTAAGAATACAGTGGATTGGTTTAGCACTTTTGCTAACAATATCCCCATTCTAAATATCATTGGACAAATATTTAATAGCTGGGGTCAACAACTTGAAAGTGTAACCCAGAGCGTCGTTAGCTTTAGACAAGGTGCAATGCAGACTGCTGGTAATGTTGTACAGCAAGGTATTGGTTTTGTTCAGAATGCTTTAGGTATAGGTGAAAAACCACCCGTAGGGAACGCAAGCCAACCAGTCTTTCCGATAGCAGGTGTTACCGCAGCACAAGCCGAAAGTAGAAAAACTAGCCCTTGGGGGATGAGACGGCATCCAGTAACTGGACAAACACGAATGCACCGTGGGCAAGATTACGGGTATGGTGAAGGGACACAAGTGGTATCACCCATGGCAGGGGTAGTTACTGGTGTCAAGTATCAGGCTGGTGGCGCTGGTAAATATGTTGTAGTCGAGTCAATCGATGAGCATGGTCGTAAAATTGAGCATAAGTTTTTCCACTTGTCGGCTTATGATGTGGTGGAAGGACAAAAATTAAATGCTGGTGACAAGATTGGTAAAGTTGGCTCAACGGGGATTGGTACGGGGGCGCATTTACACTACGAAACATGGATTAATGGGAAGAATGTTAACCCTACTGAGTTCTTAGCAGGTAGAAATGGTAGAGGTTTAAGTTCAGCACAAAAAGGGCAAATTGAACAACATCATCCTGGTGATGGGCATAATCACGGTGGAAGTGCAACACAAGTAAAACAGAATCAATCTCAACGCCAAGGCATTAATGCTTCACAAATAGCAAGTCAATATGGGCTAAACTCTCTCTTGGTACAAGATGTAAAAAGTGGAGAGATATTAGGTACATATAATGCAAATCAAGCCCCAAGTTCACCAGCGTCAACTATAAAGTTAATTGCCGCCGATTTGATACATGCTGCAATTAAAGAGGGAAAAGTATCATTAGACCAAAGTGTGACTATTGCGAAAAACCAGGTAGCTGAAGGCTCCTCAATACAAGCCGGTCAGAAGGTTTCTATACGAGATTTAATGACTCGTATGCTTCGTGATTCTGATAACACAAGTTTTAACGCTTTAGTTGGCATACTGGGTGGTACAGAAGCGGCTACAGCACAAGCACAAAAACGAGGTTTTACAGGGACTCAAATTCGGAATTATTTGAGTATCCCTGGTGCTACTAATGCTTTTGGCAACACGTCTACACCAGCCGATGTAACAAAAGCAATGAGAAATTTGCAAATTAATCAAGGTGGTGCTGCGGATACTGCAAGGGCGGCTTTAGGACAAACTAGGAATTTTGGCTTTAGTGGTGAATCAGGGGGAAAAATAGGTAATAATAGCCGGGTTACGGGAAATGTAGGACTTGCCAATATTAACGGTAGGCAAGTAATTATTACTGCTTATAAAAACCAAGGCGACAGTACACGAAACCGTTCACAAATTACATCTGCAAGTAATGATGTTGTTTCTCAGCTACAGGGGAGAAATACTTCTGTCTCACCCAATATACCCCAGAGGGTTGTCAATCAAGGTGGCGCTCCAAAATTAGGCAAAGGGTACGAGGCTCTGAACGAATTGGGTGGTCAATTAAGTCAGAATAAATATTTTGACCCGTCTACTGCTGAAGGTCGTGGGAGGTTAGTGCTTGCATTAGGTATAGGTGGATCTGAAGCATTTGAGAAGGGTACAAACCGCCGTGCTTTCTACACCTATAAAGGTGGTACAGGCAACAATATGCAAGGGTTTGGACAATTTAATAATGCCTATCACAAAGAAATAATCAATACTCCTGAGAAATACCAGAACTTCTTTGGGCAAATATTAGCTGGTGAACGTCGTTTACCTAATTCACAGAAAGGGATTGGCGATTACGGTAGTAAAGTTATCGAGGCTGTTCAGTCGGGTCGCATTAAAGATGGCGCTGATCTTATTCGATGGATGCAAGCAAATAAACTTGGTGGTTCAAATTGGCAAGGTGTAGATGATGGGTGGAAGCGGAATCCGGGTTTAGCAGATCAATTAGTGAGTTATCTGAAGGGGGGATTACCTACACAACAGAAAAACACTCCTAATAATACCGCAAATGTACAAATACCTCAAGTAGCAAACACACCAGTCCCAACCGTCTGGACACCAGGTAGTATAGCGACTAGAGGCAATACTGCTATATCAGATGTCACCGGACGTGCCGAACAACAACGCGATCGTCAAGTAGAATTAGCACGTCAGAAAGCTAGTAATGAAGCCGCTCAAAATACCGCCAATGCATTACGAGCTAGCAATAAAGCCTTTCTAGATTTAGAGAGAGAGTTACGTCAAAACGGGATTAAGGTTAGCAGCTTGAGTAATCAAGTCACTGATACTAACTTGGAATACAAAGGAGCCTTAGATAATGAACAGAAACGACAACAAGAACAACGACAATTAGAGACTAAGTACACAGAACTAGAAAATAGTATTGTTGAACAAAAGAGAGCGATAGAATCACAGATAGGTACTGCTAGGGTACTTCTCAGTAAAGGAGGTGTTGTATCTCCTGAGATGCGTGAGAAGGTACAGAAGCTCATAGATGACCCGACTATTAAAGAGAACCTTAGAGAGCAATTACGAACCGCACTAACCACGGGTGTTTTGGGAGATGACGGTAAGAATATTCTCAATCGTGCGGTTACAGAGGGTGAAGACCAACTCAAGAAATTAACCATAGGGTTAGAAAATGTACGCAAGGGGCGTGAGGAATCTAAAAAGCTACTAGATGACCGCTTCGCTGCTGAAGAAAAGGCACGCAAGCAACAGGCTAGCTTTGATATCGAGAATGCGAGTATCGACACCTTGAAGGCTAAATTAGACCAATTGCAACAACTAAAGAGTACAGCGCCATTTTCACCCGATGTGAAGGGCATACCAGACTTAGAAGCGCTTATAAGTGCTAGAGAAGAACAGTTAAATCTTGAGAAACAACTTAAGGGAATCCAAGACAAGGAAAAAGCTAAGGAGTATACCAAAGAAGAGGCTGACAGATTACGTGCTGAAATTGGAGAGCGTAAGAAGATATTAGACGTTACCCTTAAACAGAAAACTGAAAATGCTAAGTTAGCTTTCCTACGTGAGAGTGAAGCACGGGATAGGGAAGCCAGACAGGAATTGGTACAAGCTGAGATTGCTAATGATAAAGTCCGGATTGAACAATTAAAGACACTTGCACAGACTAACCCACTATCACCCGAATTAGCCAATAATGCTATCGGGGAATTAGAGAAGCGAGTTGCATTGCGCGAAGCTGAACTGCAATTAGCACAAGAGTTAGCTGCAATTGAACAAGCGGGTTTTGAAGGGAAAAGAACGCCTGAAGAAATTACAAAACTTAATGCTGAGAAACAGAGTGAATATGACGTTAAAATTCAGAACATAAATGCACAAGCACAACAGACTGCTTTTGCTAGTCAGATATCACAATCAAAGGTTATTCTAAGCATTAAAGAACAGGAGTTACAATATCAGAAGCAAATCGTTGATACTACTACACAAGCGATAAATTTGGGACTACAACAAGGTGACCCGATAAAGTTAAAATTTGAGGTTGACAAGAAAGAACTTGAGATTAGTGTTGAGAAACAGATACTCGACATGAAGGAATTCGCCAATTCAACTGGTAAGTCTCAAGAAGAAATAGCAGAATTAGAGTTAAGAATTCGAGAACTTAACAACTTAACACTTGATAACCTTAAGGGGGAATTTGATAAAGCGCTAGCTCAAAGAACAGAGACGATATCGCAACGTGTATCAGGCTCACAGGTAGAACTCTTAGAGACTCAAGCTAGCTTCTACTCTAACCGTGGTATGACCAATAAAGCACGCACATTACAACGTGACAGTGCAATATTACAACAACAAAGTGCTTATAGAGGGCAAAAGATAGAACTCGAAGAATTCATCAGAACAACACAAGTTGGTGCTATAGAAGCTGACAAGTTAAGACAGAACTTAGAGCAGATTAACCAGGTTAAACTTGACACTGTTAAGGATAACTTTAACGCCTTCAAGCCAGTTATAGATACTGTACAAACAGGATTGAAGGGATTCTTTGCTGGCATCATTAAGGGTGGTCAAAGCATAGAGGAGTTATTCAACGGATTAATGGACTCCATACTAGGTTCAGTCGCTGAGATAGCTAGTAACTACCTAGTGGAGAAATTGTTTGGTGGTTTACTGGGTGGTAACAAGAATGAAGGGCAAGGTGGGATGTTTGAACAAGGCGATAGTGGGGATACTAACCCTTTATCGCTATTAGACGGCGGTAGTGAACTGGGTACTACCCCGGTGTTACCTGTGTATGTAAATGTAGTAAATGGTAATACTTTCGGGGGATTGAATAATGGCACTCTAGGTAGTATGTTTGGTGGCAAAGAAGATTCCACTACAAGCTTCCTAGCGTCTACATTCTCAGGATTCACTGGTAAAGTTGATAGCGCGAATCCAGTCCCCGTAGGAATCATCAAAAGCGCACCCGATGCTCTTAGTCCTATCACTAATGCACTAGGTAGTTTTTTCAGTGGTAAAGGTGGATTTGGAAGTATCGTAAGTGGGATTGGTAGTTTATTCTCAGGTGATGGTAAGAACAGTGGTGGGGGCGGAATAGGACGTATTCTTGCTAGTGTTAGTGGGATGGTTGGCGGTGGTGGTTTAGGGGGAATTGTAGGTATTGCTAGCTCTTTACTAGGTAGTTTTTTCTGGAATGGTGGCATAGTAGGTAACTATGCTCAGGGTGGGATAATTGATGCTATCGATCGCGAGAAATCACTTAATGGGGGGCGTGGGGTAGCGATCGCGGCTCTAACCCATGGTGAGCGTGTACTCAATTTAGCCCAAACTCAGAATCTTGACAAGCTGGGTGGTGTTGACATCCTAAACTTCAATGATGGTGGCATGGTAGGCTATGTCCCCAAAACTACCGAGTATGGGGGAAGTGCAGATAAGGTTATAGAGAATGCTTCACGTCCTAAAGATATAAATGTCAAACTGGAGACACAAGTCATTAATGGAGTTGAGTACCTGACTAAATCTCAGGGTGAAGACTTGGCTCGGAAAGCGGCTCAACAGGGTGCTGAACAAGGTGCTAAGTACATATCTGACAGAATGTTAAATTCGCCATCATATCGAGCTACACACGGTATTTAAGTCTCAGTAGGTATTAGTAAAGTTTAAATCTGGTACTGATATAGTGTAACGTACATCATCGCATATAGTAGTCCAATGAATAACTTTGCATTAAATCTGATAAAAATCCCTAAATCCCTCTCTCTGTACACCTTCTGGCTTCCGACATGTTCTATCCTATATAGTAATTGAAAACAACATGTCGGAAGCTGAGAGTTAATACCAGTAAGGTATGTAGCGATTCTGAGAACCAAGTTTTGAAATCACCTAAAAATTCTTTCAGACACCACTTGACACCTTAGAAGATTTGAATTATTATGGACACAGTAAAGCAAAAAGAGACATAAGACCATGACTACTTCACTATTCTACAAGGCAGCAGACAAAGTAAAAAAAGTAAACTTGGCACGGATTGACTTACAGGAATTGTCAACCTATACAATCCGCGAATTACGAGCGGTGATTGACAAGCTAAATAAAGAGGCGAAAGGGTGGTTATTCTGCAAAGCCACTCTAGGAAAAGCTGTATCGGCTTTTCGGAAACAAGAATTACTTAACATTATTTGGACACACTTAATCCACAAGCGTTATGCTCCTAAGTCATTCAAATGGGTTGACAAGGCTCTAACTCCAAATTCGAGAATTACTGCGCTACTCCCCACAGAACACTCCACACCATGGACGGTGAATCTCGGATTCTCAACTCAGAAGGAAGCTGAAACACTTCAAAACTACCTGCACCAACGAGGACTGTGTAAGTATAGTGTTGCCCGTCCCGGCAAACGAACTGGCTACCCCGTAGAGTTAAAGGTATGGGAATTAGACCAGGGCGCGTTACGCTGTTTAGTCGAGAAAGAGGAACACCGTTTGCTCTTACAGCGGTCAGCGTAACATGCTACAATTACCACAAAGTACATGGAAAAACCTTGTGGCAATTAAAGCATTAGCAAAGCAGATCGCGGCATCTTTGGCTGCGGTCTGGACATCAGAGAATAGACTACCTGTTGATACGGGTAGCAGCGCGAATTCCGTAACAGTTCAAGACCCCACTACACCAGGGAATAAGATAAAGATCAATGGTAGTGGGGAAATATTCGTAGCCAATCAACCAACAGGTGGTGCTACAGAATCTACCCTGACAGCGACACAGACTAGCTTAGAGACACGCATTGGGGGCACAACCGATGCACCCGCAACAGACCATAATAGCGTGTCGGGGATGAGTGGATTAATCAGACTACTCATAAAGTTATTATTTGATGGAAGTAACACCGCGTCCACTTCTGGCACTATCTCACAGCAACTACGATTTATTGGTGAGAATAGTGGTGGAGGCACTCAGTATGATAGTGGTAGTAATCCTGCAACACCACGAGGCAATCTATTCTTGGGAAGACGAAGTACAGGGGAAATTTTTCCTGTAGAGATTGATTCAAGTGGTTATTTAAAGATTGCGATCGCGGCGGGGAATAATCCAGCACCAACAGAATACCTAGAGGGTAGTTCCCCAGCAACACTATCGGGTGCTGTACTATTAGCGAAAGAAAGCGATGGGACACTAACTGCACTCAAGTTAGATAATGCGGGTGCATTGCAGATATCGGCGCAAAGTGCAATTCCGATTACAGCTTCATCTCCTATATCGGTAAATGTAGTCAGTGGAGGAGGCGGCGGTGGTGGAATCCAGTATGCCGATGGTACGACTAGCGCAACACCTACTGGCACTGTAGCACTAGCTAATAAATCTGGCGTGACTAAGGCTTTACAGTTAGACGCTAATAATTACTTACAGGTTACTACACCTAACCTTACTAACACACAGTATGTTGATAACACAACCAGCGCCACACCTACAGGTAGTGTGGTATTAGCTAATAAATCAGGTGTGCTTAAGGCTTTACAGTTAGACACTAATAACTACTTACAGGTCGCTACACCTAATCTAACTAATGTCCAGTATGCCGATGGTACAACCAGTGCAACACCTACTGGTACTGTAGCACTAGCTAATAAATCAGGTGTAGCTAAGGCTTTGCAGTTAGACACGAACAACTACTTACAGGTCGCTACGCCTAATCTAACTAATGTCCAGTACGCTTTCGAGACTACGAATAGTACCCCTACAGGCAATGTAGTACTTGGTAGTAAATCAGGAGTGCTTAAGCCTTTACTATTAGATGCCAATGAAAACTTAAAAGTAGTTGATGTAGACTCTATAGCTCAACTTCAAGTTATTCAAGATAAGATTGGCACTGTAGGTGCTGCTGCTAACCCCAATGGAACAACCACACAGCAATTACGGTATATAGCAGAAAAGATAGATAGAATCCCTATTGTTACTGCTATCAGTATCACAGCAGGTGTCGGTGATGTTACGGTTCTCGGTGCTGTTGCAAGTCAGAAAATTGCAATTACAGGGCTATATTTCACACTTTCAAACGGTGCTGTTACCCTCAAAAGTGACACTACAGCTATAACAGGTGCAATGGCTATAAATGAACATGCAGCGGACTATACTCACCCACTAGTTCTAGCTACTAACACAGCTTTTGTGATGAATTTATCGCTTACAGCAGATGTTGCTGGGTATGTACTCTGGTATTTAATTTAAGGAGACGTAATGGGAGTTTTAAGAACCTATCCAGTTTGTAATGTTTTTGAACGCTACTATGAGGATTTCACCGCAAAGTCAACAGGTAGTTTTTCAGTAACTAGAAATGGCAATGCTAATTTTAATCGTTATGCTCGACTATTACCTTCGTCTATAACCACAGAAGCTTTTTGTACCTTTTATCTCACACCCGGCATTTATACCTTTACATTTTTTATATGTACGGCTGCGAATGCTGGAATTGCTACTATACGAATAAACGCGGACATAGTGGCAACACTCGACACATATTCGGCTACTACAATCGTTACCGCAAGTCAAACTTTTAATTACACCGTGACAAATAACAAACTCCACACCCTCACAGTAAGTACGAGTTCAAAAAATGCCGCCAGTACCGGCTATGATTTTTACGGTATTAGAGTAGTTGCTAAATTAGCCTAATTAACTCCCCACGCAATATAGGATACAGGTGTACTTGAGGCTTTGACACAAATACGACCTGTATCCATATTATGAAATCCTGTTAAAACTCGCGAACGATAATATTTTTCACCGGGATCTAATACGTTTACTAATATTTCATTACCTGTTGTTCCATACCATAGTTCTAAGGTGTAATCTTCACTAAGGTTCATCAAAAACCATTCTGTACGTGTACTAGCTGTAAATACCTCAGTAAGTGTATTGCTCACAGCAACAGTGCCATTAGCACTACTCAGGGTTCCATTTGAACTATGCACCAAAGAAACAGGTAGTCCACCCGCGATTTGAGTTGGTAATTTACCGTTAATGGCACTCAATGTAGCGTTCGTGTCATTTAGTTCTTGTATTGATTGAACTGGAATAGCACCAACCGTACCATTTGTTTCGTCACTCCCAGTAACTTTGCGGAAAAAGCCATTAACACCGGGGCGGATTTGTAAGCTTATAGTTTCAGCCATGATTTTAACCTTTAAAGAAATATAGCGACATAAGGGATAAATACATTAGTCTCGACTCTGACATGATGCTGCGAAACTATAATTTCATCTCTGGAAATCTCCGAGGATACTTGAAAGATAGTATCATCTAATGTTGAAACCACTAAAGGTGTAGGTGTTTGTTCAAACACGAAAAGAGGTGGGGTTAGCGGTTGTTCAGATTCATAAGACACTAGGATTTATCTCCAGGGTTCCTTTGATTAGCTTTATCTTACTACCTTCTGTTGTAGTTCCGAATAAATCCCAGAAGTATTTACGATCGCCTTCTATGGGGATTTGTGATGTAGTGCTTGCCGGTAAACTTATTACAATCTCCCCATAGTCATCTGTCGTTTCTATTAGGAATTGTGCTATGGTTCCTGAAGTCCTAGATACTTTTGTATTTGCAACTGTGCTAGTAGCTGTAACAAAAAACTCTAAGACAGCATTAAGACGATAAGGTGTTTTAGCAATAGACTTCACAGGCTGGTTGGTTATCCCAGAGCCAACCACAGTAATTAAATCACCTACTTCAATATCAAGATTATTGCTAGTAGTATTAAGTAGGACTTGATTACTACCTAGTGCTACGCTTCCTACTACACCTTCAATTCCCCCACTATTGCTGTAATTATTACTTACCTTAGCACTCCATGAGTATCCGGTAAGATTGTTGGGTATTCCTATAAAACCGTAATAAGGCTCAGGCCAATTAGTTTCCTTCTCTAAAGAATCACGGCTTTCGGTAATACTAACTTCAGACGTACTTTGAGTAATAGAGAAAGTATTTGGAGATATTACGGTGACCTGATAGTTATTGTTAATACCAGGGTATGTAGTCGTTTCCCTAAGTATGATCTTGTCGCCATTAGATAGTCTATGAGGTATACCCGTACTTATCACAGTAGGGCTACCACTTGTAATACCGCTTATAGGAATTTTCCTAAGAAGCCAGTTAAGCTTAGTGCTAAAATCAGCACCTTGTTCAACTGTAATCGTCTTTGTAGTTACCATCAATTACTCTCCTGTAATAGCTTTTATTTGTGTCTGAATTACGTCTTCTGGCGTAGGGGGAGTCACGGGTTTAGACTTCAGTACATTTCTTAACCTCTCAACTTCAACCTGCAACGCTGTAATTATAGCGTCTTTCCGGGTGATAACATTCTCCAGTAAGTGTGTACCTCTCATATCTTTGAGAGGTAATTCATCAGCTTCTGGCACTACCCAATTCTCGGTAGGTAAAAATCCACTAGGGTTAGTTGCTAGCCATTGTATCTCATAGATACCCGGATTTAATTTCACGTAGTCGGGGATGACACCGTTGACGATTTGAATGTCCCGCATAACAATCTCAAGAGCATTTCCGTCATTCCGGTGTACTCTCAGAACACCATTGAAAGGGATCCCATCTGCATACGTGCAAATACCTGTCAATCTTTGTTGTTTTGTCATTTTTCTTTTACCAATTCTAGTCCATTCTATTATATAATAATAACACAGGATTATTCAGAAACAAATGATTGCAACATGTCCAATCGCACCATGTCCAATAAATCCGTGCCATTTATCCCCAGGAGAGGCTCAGGAAGATGATGTATTACCAATTGGGACTTTCATAGAATCCCCTGGAAAGTGTTATGTGTATCAAGTGTTATCAGCACCTTTGAAGCGTACATATCTAGATTTTAAAGGACTATTTGATAGACCCCTAAAATCTTCAGATGTATTAAGTAATGTCAGTCCCGATGACATTGCATTTTACACCCAATATCAACGCGGTACACATATCACCCTACCTTCTATGGGAAGAATGTTCTGGGTGTTTCTAGCGACGTTGTTGACCAAAAACGGCGTGACTCCACATTGGCTTTTGAATCCCAGAATGCCACTTTCTCCCTTCAGATTACTTCCCCATTTAGCAGAAAGTAACCCTAATAAGAAAGGAGCTACTGGTTATCGCACATATAAAGTTAATGTGTTTTTCAAGAATTTTGATGAGAAGTGGATTAAAGGAGAAATTCCCACACTCCTAACTGTCAGATGGTCACCTATTATCTTAGAGAACTTCGATCATGTTTCCCAATAATGCACCATGCGCGGCTCCGGTCTTCTCGCGTACCTATTCAAGACTTAAACCAGATAACACCCGCGAAAATTGGCAAGATACCTGTGAGAGAATCACTCACGGAATTGCCGAATTAGGCAAGTTAACTGATGACGAAAAGCACCTCCTTTACAGTAACGCACTAGCTCTTAAGAGTTTACCATCGGGTCGTTGGCTCTGGGTAGGAGGAACTGACTGGGTAAAGGTTCCAAAAAACTTCTATGGCGCTTATAATTGCTCATCATCTAACCTAGATACCCTAAAAGCTTTCGAGTTAATGATGAATCTTACCATGCAAGGGTGTGGTACTGGCGCTGTTATTGAACCTCGATATATAGAGAAGTTACCGCCGGTTCTCAACACTATTAATGTGAAAGTCACAGGGGAGTTTGGCAGTTCTAAAGCTAGAACTGAAAGGACTTTTGTAAAAGTAGTAGGTGACAGGAAGTACCTATTTCTAGTTGGTGATTCTCGTGAAGGTTGGTGTGATAGCTATCTAAGCCTTCTCCAATTAGCAACTGATAACCTGCTAGCTGGTGATGGTGATATAGAGGTAGAGATAGACATTAGCGGGATACGACAACAAGGTGAAAAGTTAAAGGGGTTCGGTGGAATTGCTAATCCGACATTACTACCTCAGCTATACCCGCGTATTGTAAAAATTCTCAATGGTGCTGTAGGACGTAAGCTGAACAGTGCTGAGTGTTGTCTGTTAATTGATGAGCCATCATTAGTAATAGTATCGGGTAACGTGCGTCGCTGTTTACCTGGTGAGTCATTGGTTCATACACAATTAGGATTAGTACCAATCCAAAAAATCCGAATTGGAGACCGCGTATTAACGAGTAAGGGTTTTTACCCAGTTACTAACTTTTTCGATCAAGGTGTGCAAACGTTGTCTCGAATTAAAACAGAAGACGGGTTTTTGGAATGTACTTCAGAACATAAAATCGCAGTATTAAGTGATTTTTATGGTGGGTATAAAATGGTAAAAGCTAAAGATTTAAAACCAGGAGATCGTTTGGTTTTTGTCCCTCAGTCTATACCGGGTATCCCCACTGAATTACCAGAATTCAAAAATCAATCAACCAGAAACAAAAAAACCGTCACCATACCAGCGTTAACTAACAAAGTAGCGTATTTCTTAGGCTACTTACATGGGAATGGATGTGTTGGCTCGGATGGTACAAATGTCAGATTTAGTATTCCTGAACAACACCCACAAATTCTTGAGCAACTAATCAGCGTGGCATGTGAATTTGGGATTAATGACTACTCTCTTGCAACACCCGAACAACGCAAAAGTAAAGCGTTTGAGCTACAGTTCAACAGTAAATCCTTTAACGAGTATTTTAGCAACTTCAAGCGTCCTTTTACTTCAATGTCAATACCCGATTGTATTTTGATGGGAGTTAAGGAAATTCGCGAAGCATATTTAGCTGGGTTAGCCGATGCCGATGGGTGTCACTCGCAAGGTGTTTTAGTAACATCAACACATAAAGATTTTCTCAGACAGGTACAAGCTCTTTATTCATCCCTAGCAATTACTACACGTTTGTGTTCCTCATTAAGGAAACGCACTAACAAATGGGAAGGGGAATTGGTAACTGTTGGGCAAAATGCCTTTGAAGCAACTTCTGCATTCTTAACAACGCATTCCTTACATTATTTAAGCCATAAAAAAGAAACCCCTAAGTCTTTTAAAGACCACGGGTTCCCGGTTGAGATGGTAAAACCCACGGTAAGTAGTTATCGCTACAGGTATGGTGGTCATCAAGAACAGGTCATTGTCACAACATTAAAAAGACTAGTTCCAACTACAACCGATTTAGTGCCTGTTAAGGTTAAATCCATAGAACACGAAGTAAGAACAGCGCATACTTTCGATATTGAAGTTGCCAGCATACACGAATTTGTGTGTGAAGGATTGTTGGTATCTAATAGTGCCGGAATGCGCCAATTTTCAGATAATGACCCCGATTCCTACAAGATTAAGGAAAATCTTTGGAAAGTAGATTCAGATGGCAATTGGACAATTGACCCCGATAAAGATGCCCTGAGAATGGCAAATCACACTAGGGTATTTCATAAGAAACCTACACAAGCTGAGTGTATTGAAGCTGTGAGAAGCCAATATTATTCAGGCGAAGGTGCAATACAGTATGCTCCAGAGGCGATCGCACGTAGCAATGTAGATTTACTGGATACTAGTGAAAAGAAGGTAGAATTCTTGAGACTTTATAACTCCAATCCTACTGATGCTAAAGAGTATCTGAGAAGTTTTGCTTCTAGCGATGATGATATTGATTATCGGATGAATATCTATGGCCTGAATCCATGTGGTGAGATAATCCTACAAGACAACTTGTGCAACTTGTCAGAAGTCCACCTGTCGCAGATAGACCCCTTTGATATTGAGGAACAAAAAAGTGCTTTTAAAGCAGCAAGCTTATGGGCATGTTCATTACTACACCACGAATTTGTTGATGAGAAGTTGAGAGAATCCAGAGAACTTGACCCCATTGTAGGGGTGGGAATGACTGGGGTTTTTGATTTCTTTGTGAAACTTTTCGGTGTTGATTGGCTTCGCTGGTGGGAAGCAGGACGTGCTAGTAAATGGGGTGAAACTGAGACGGGTGTATATTTGAGTGACACCTTTCATGATGTAGAGGTACGGTGTCTCAAGAAATGGAAAAAGTTTGTAGAGAATGACGTGGCAGATTACTGCAAACGTCATAATCTCAAAACTCCTAATCGGTGTACTACCGTAAAACCTAGCGGAACACAATCGCTACTATCAAATAGCTCACCAGGGTGGCATCCTCCAAAGGGAACCTGGTACATACGTCGGATTACCTTTGCCAGAGACAATCCGGTCGCTCTGGCTTGTATCGATTACGGGTATACTGTCATCCCCTCACAATCTAGCCGTGATGAATCTGGGAACCTACTGGATGATCCTTATGACCCCAGATGTACTGAATGGTTGGTAGAGATTCCTGTAGCTGCACCATGGTCTACTTTAGTGGGTGTTGCAGATATAGATGTAGGGAATTTTTCAGCATTGGCACAATTCGACTTCATGATGCAAGTCCAGAAACATTATGTGGGGCACAATACGAGTAGCACTCTGGAATTCACAGAAGCTGAGATAGAGCCTTTGGGAAATGCCATCTATCAAGCAATTCAAGATGACGAAGGATATATCTCAGCAGCGCTACTAGCGCGGTTTGAGAGTAAACAAACTTTCCCTAGGATGCCATTTGAACCTATCTCTGAAGAGGTTTACAACACTCTCGTAGATGGTGTGAGACGGCGGCGTTCTATTAAGAATTTTGAAGATGCGCTCCTGAAGTATGACACCGTTGATTTACCTAATGTACTAGTTGCTTGTGAAACTGATAAGTGCTTAATTTAGTCTCTTAATTCGGTTAACAATCCCATTAATTTCCCCATTGTATGTACCAATTTTCACATTGACATACAATGGGGTATTTACTTGGATATAACTTTTTGAGATAGACCATGCACTACTGAATACGGTACACTTTAGCTTATTACCCAAGATATCCTCTAAGGTCACAAACCCCATAATACCGCCATTTTTCTGGGTATAACTTCTCATTTCAGAAATTACAATTACACCCTCTAATACTTGCCCCACTTCTAAATTCTTCAAAACCACAGCGTCTAACTTATACTCATCCAGGATATGCCCTGTTAGAGCTATTCCTAGTAAGTCCTTCTCATTCTCAAGCCGTTGTCTAAGAGATAATTGTGGGGAATCTTTAAGTGTAGGTACTACCAGGTAGTTCCCCCAATCTATTCCTGGTATAGCCAGAGTAGTCTGTTCCTTTTGTGCAAACTTGCGATGTGTTGATAGCCAATTAAAGATATCTGGTAAATTCTCCAAAAGTTTGCCTCGATTAGATTCCAAGCTATCAAAGGCTCCAGCCTTAATTAACTTTTGTGCTGTTGCTTGGGACACTTTTACCCTGCTAAAGAAGTCAATCGGAGATAAGAATTTACCTTTAGCGCGTTCTGAGAAGACATCCCCTAATGTCTTTTCTCCTAACCCATTGATATAAGCCAACCCAAACAACACACCATCATTAATGGGTAAAAAGTCACTATCGCTAGTGTTGATATCGGGCGGTATCAATTTCAAATTGTGGAGTTTTAAAGCCGTACTATATTCAGCAAATTTCTCAACGTCTTTCTGCCCTGAAAGTAGCGCTGCAAAGAATTGTGCCGGGTAGTAGTAACGCACCCATGCAGTATACATGGAGATTATTGTATATGCCTTGCTGTGACTGGCATTAAATGAGTAACCAGCACTTGCTAAGATGATTTCCCATAGTTCATCAGCGACTTCCTGAGACTCCCCATTACCTAAGCACCCTTTAACAAAGGACTCCTTAAGAGGTTCTAACACTTCCTTCTTTTTCTTACCACATCCCCGCCGTACATTATCGGCATATCCGAGTGAGAATCCTGCAATCTCGGTGCATATCCTAAGTAGCTGTTCTTGATAGAGACACTGTGAGTGAGTAGAACCTAAGATACCCCTTAGTTTTTCTGTACAATATGTAGGTTCAGAATGCCCGAATTTGACTGCTGTATATTCATTGTGCATACTCATATCAAAACACCCTGGACGTATCAAAGACGTGACATCAGCGACCTCCTCGAATGTAGTCGGCTTGACTAAATGGATCATTTTCTCAGCGGCTTCTAATTGAAAGATACCCACAGGTGATGTAGTTGCTAGAAGGTTTAGAGCATTACTATCGTTAATGTCTATCTTCTCTAGGTCGTAATAGTCACCGCCAATATACTTCATGGCTTTGTCGAGAATGGTTAAAGTTTTTAACCCTAGAATATCCATTTTTAAGATACCCATATATTCGACTTCATTCATGTTGTACTGAGAAGTTATTGTCCCATCAGGGGTACACTGTAAGGGGATAATACTACTTAAGGATTCATCTCCTATTATTAGTCCAGAGGCATGAATCCCGGTAGATTTTACTGTACCTTCTAAGGCAACTGCTAAATCTACCCATTCTCGAAAAGTAACATTGCAATGTACCACTGCATTAGCTTCGTAGTGTGCCATAAACTCAGGTGCTAATGTTGGATCTTCAATGATATTTTTTAGCTTAATATTTTTCCCACGGATTACAGGTAGTGACTTAGAGAATATGTTTTGTACCGTGAAGTCCACACCTAACACCCAACCAGCATCCTTAAGAGCTGATCTTGATTCCATCTTATTGAAGGTAATAATATTAGCAACATTACCGACCCCATACTTATCCTGTAGGTAGGCTACTACTTCATGTCGGCGCTCCATACAGAAGTCAACATCGATATCTGGATATGATTCGCGTTCTGGATTAATAAATCTCTCAAATATCAACCCGTGCTTAATGGGGTCAATGGTAGTAATATTCAGGACGTAACACGCCAATGCACCGCCACCTGAACCGCGTCCTACTCCAACTGGTATCTTCTGAGCCTTTGCCCAGTTCACATAGTCCTGGACTATCAGAAAGTAATCTGCTAGTCCCTTAAGTTTAAGTATCCCCAATTCATAGTACAATCGCTCAATGTATATGGGGTTAGCACTCTCTCCAATCCGCTCTAATCCTTTCAGACAAAGTTGCTCTAAATACTCATCGGGTGTCGTTCCCATAGGTAGAGTAAACTTAGGTGAAGCAGGTTTACTTGCTAGTGTGTACGGTTGTACTTTCTGGGCAATTAAGACAGTGTTGTCCATTGCCTGTTCCCTTGCCCAATCGGGGAGATACACCAGACGTGAATCCATCTCTGATTCGGATGGATGCCAGAAATCTCCTTTGTATACATTAGAGAATTTTTCACCCTTATTGATTCTGAGGAAATGCTTGTGAGACACCTTTTGTGACGGGTACACATAATGACTATCTGCGGTAACAACTAGCCCTATCTCTAATTCTTCAGCGATCGCAACTAGATGTAGGTTTACCTTACGTTGGTCGTCCTCTATCCCGTGGTCTTGAAGTTCTATATAATAGTTATCCCCAAAGGTGTCTTTGTACCACTTAGCAGTATCCTTGGCAAATTCTAAATCACCACTCAAGACACCCTGACATACTAAACCAGCTAAACACCCCGATGTAAGTACTAATCCTTCTTTATGCCTTGCTAAGTCTTCCTTGGTTACCAGGGGGTACACCTTACCTTTAACTTTTTCTGAAGTCTTTAGGTATGAATCACTGGTGAGCTTACAAAGATTTTCATACCCTGTTCGTGACACCGCCAATACCGATTGGTGATATCGAGATTTAACTTTGTAATCGCCATCCCCCACGTACTCTTTAAGACGTTGAGTAGCAGCGTCATCTTTAAGGTACATCTCATTTCCTGCTATGGGTGTAATCCCATACTTCTCGCAAGCTATCATTAACTCAACAGTTCCCCAAAGCCCCCCGTGGTCTGTAAGTGCGATCGCGGGTTGTCCCAATTCCGCAACACATTTTACCAACTCTGTAGGACTCCGAAAGGCATCGAGCAAACTAAAGTAGGAATGAGCATGTAGTCCTACAAAACCTGTAGTTTTTCGACTGTAGCTCCGATTACTAGTTCTCATAACTTGGCTCATCAAATTAGGAGAAGTGATGCTATGACAATCGTTGTTATTGTTAGACATAAAAGGAAAAACTCAGCGGTGCTTATTAGTTATACAGAGAGTTTAGCACAATAAAAAGGCAATGTCAATATTTACACCTTATGTAGCTCTATGTGTTGTTGTACTATGTTTTAGCATACTTTCAATAAATGGGGATATAAAACGCTGTACCCTTTACTGGTATTACTTCCTAGCTTCCGACATGTTTACTTCTTTATGGATATTGAATACAACATGTCGGAAGCTAGGAAGTATACAGAGTATGTGATGCAGCGTTTCTGGGATACTAAAACCGAACAACGGTAAAATACCACTGGGTTTCGTGCTACACTGGCGGATGACGGGGTAAAACGGTGTAAAAATGAACTTCGCTATTATTAAGCTAGAACAAAAAAAACATACAAAAAAATCATCTAATACGGAACTAGGTAGACCTCATACCGCTTGCGGGTATACAGCACCTTATTACAGGATACCTTTAAAACCCGGATATACAGTAGCATTAGGGCGTTCGCCTTTGACTGAAAATACTGATGAGGGAATCTATATACCTAGTGATTATGTGTCACGGCATATTGGTTTTATCCGTTGCACCGAAAGTGTGAATGGCGAGATTCTACATGTACTCTCAATTGAATCAAAGAAAATGATTATTACAAAAGATGATGTCGCCATCTCCAATAATTATATTCTTAGAGATGGTGACATTCTAAAAATAGAAGCGCTACCAATCACAATACAATACAATCTCGAGGTAGTATCCGGGTGCATCACCCAATTCCTGGAACAGGAATATTATAAAACCACATTTTCGTAGATTGAAACATGAAGACTAAAATAACTATTGGTAAGGTTTTATTGTTTTGTGCTTGTGCCACTGTGGGTTCGTTCCTGTTAGCCGTAACCCAGAGCTTAGGGATAAACATCATTGAATTATTAGGTGGTGTCGCAAGTGGGCTAATCCCCTTTGTCTGGGAATATGCCCAAGGCATTAACAGGCGCATAAGTGATGCTGAGAGTATAGTAGATGCCAAACTCAGTAGTCTTAATGGTAGAATCGAGCAACTATTTTTGGCTTTACAGAATTGTGCAACTGAGGATGACGTTGGACTACTTCAAGCCGAATTATATGCAACTAAAGCAATTGCACATCAAGGTACGAATAGCGCATCTATAGCGCTAGACTTGGGGCGTGTGAATCAGGAACGCATGAATGGCATCTTGAGCGAGGGGAGTATTGCAAAAAATGAATACCGGATTAATAATCTAGAAATAGCCCTGAGAGAGTTTAGAGCTATTCAAAATGCTAAAGAAAATAGTCAATTTCACACTTCAGAACCCGAATAATCGCAAGCATTAACGTCCATCTAGGTTCAGAGATATCTTTTTCAATATCACTAATACCACTTTGGGTAATGTAAACCAGAGCGGCTAGTTGTTGTTGTGTCAATCCACGCGCTATTCGTGCCAATCTTACTCTTTTCCCTAGAGATTCTTGCTTGGAAGTAAGGGGTCTTAATAATTTTGTTGTCATACTTAAAGGTTTTTCCCGGATTTTTAGGGTACTAGAGATAAGTATATCACATATTACCTACTATCACACTAGAGTAATGGTAGTAGTAGGTAACTGATATGGTTGAGGACAACAATAGCGACAGTATTTTTCATCTGGATACAGGCGATATTTTTAAAGCTGAGAGAACACCTGAAGGCTACCTTAATTGTCATGCGAGGGTAGCGCGTGTTGGCATTCTTGAGTATCAGACTGCTGATGGCAAGAAGCGCTTTGAAAGGGTGACTCCGGAGGTGTTGTTTAACAAGGATAGTTACCACACCTTAAAGATGAAGCCAATCACTGTACCCGAACACCCTCCTGTACTTTTAGATGTCACCAATCATAACCAGTATGCCAAAGGTACGACTAGTAATATCGTCACAATTGACGGTGATTTCTTAGGCGTAATCATGACTATTACTAATGCCGATGCTATCAAAGCCATTGAAAGCGGCATAAACCAAGTCTCGTGTGGGTATATGGCTACCTGTAAACCGCTGCCTGACGGGACATTTCAACAAACAAGTAGGGAATATAATCATCTAGCTATCGTTCCGCAAGGACGCGCTGGAAAGGATGTCAGACTTACTTTGGATTCGTGCGATATACCTATATATAGTGTTACTATGCCCAGTCTCACTCTTAAATTAGATGAATACTCTAGCGTAGAGTTGCCCCTAGATGTTGGAGAGAAGATTAAAGGGAAACTCTGTGAAGACGCTAAAACGATTAAGACACTAACAGCTAAGTGTGACTCTTTAGGATTAGAGATTGCTAAGTTTAAAGAGTCGCTAGCAAGTAGTGGTTTTACTTCTCTTGATGCCTTACTCGCTACCCGTGATTCTTTAGCTGAGAAGCTAACTAGTATTGAAGCCAGATTGGATTCACAACCTACAGTAGATGTCGCCAAGTTACTTAGGGAAAGACGTTCTCTAGAGCGGCAATGCGAAGGATTCTTACCGGATGACTTTAATCTCGATACTGCTACAGATAGAGAACTGATGACAGCGGTAATCCTTAAGAATACCAGAGTTACCAACTGCGATTCACTGTCTGACGAATATGTTAAAGCGAGATTTGATGGTGTCATTGAAGACAAGAATTATAACGTTGACACATCGCAACTTGCATTAACCGCTACCAATTTATCAGTAACCACACCTACATCTGAGATTGATAAATTGCGATTAGACGTGCAATCAGCACGAGAGGAATACCTTAAAACCTTTGTAAATATCGGAAATTAAAATGCCAAACTTTTATGCCCAAGGTTTCAGTACACCTACCTCTCTTTATAGCCCTAATGCGTTAGAGGGAATGTTGGTTGATGCTCCACCACATGACTTTGTGACACCTTCACTAGTAAATGAAGGCGGTTCTACGGCACAAGTAAACACAATTACTATCGGTACGGCTGCATTAAATACACCGTATTCTGTGAGAATTCAGGGTAACTATAATGACATCGATGTAATCGCAGGTATCACAAGCGATGGTGACGATACTATCGCTGATATTGCCACTAAACTTGGCGCGGCATTAATAGCTAATGGTGTCATTTATGGCACTTTCTCAGTCACCACAACGGCTACAACGGTTGTGCTGACTTCACGAAAACCCGGCGCGGCTTACTCATATAACATAACAGTCTCTGGTGGTGCTAGTAGTATCGCAACAACCACAGCCGCTGCTAGTCCGGGGATTCTCCCATTTGGATTAGTGATAGCTACCGGAACCTCAAATTCGGCGCGTACTGGGAAATTACCTACTGCGGCTACTGATGTAGCGCGGGGTATCAGTGTTAGAACTAATGCACATGAATCCCAAGACGGCGTTGATGGTGTGTTACCCAATGAAGCTATCAACACAGTTTGTAATGGTCGTATTTGGGTGAAACCAACAACAGCTTTTAAACCTACTGATACTGTCTATTACAGTTACAACAATGACAGCACAGCCGGGACTGTCAGGAATGCCACAGGGACAGGTTACGCCGTACTTCCCGGTGCTAAGTTTGAAAATTCTGGTAGTGTTGGTGACTTAGCAATTCTCAAAGTAAATATGTAAGGATAATAATAAGATGACATCGCCTACTTCGCATTTTGATGCAGAGACTTTATTGTTTGCCGAAAAGGACTTACTAGCGAAAAGTTCAAAAATCTACCGTCGTAAAAATCCGCCATTGAAACTAGCCAATGGTCAAATTCTACCCTTAGTAATCATACCTGACGGCGAATGGGCAGACGTATATGAGGTAAGGGAATTTGATAGCATTGGCATCAATTGCATAATCTCAGATTATGCTAAGGGTGGCAATCGTGTAGGGACTGTAACACGCACAGCACAATACAAAATTAAAACTCATGGTAGCTTCTGTGGGTGGAGTTGGGAAGAGGTTAATAAAGCACGCGCTACTAATCGTGCCCTAGAGTCTGAGGGGTTAGAGGCAACACGTACTGCTTATGACAAATATATTAACTTTACGGGGTACAACGGGGATGAAGCGGCGGGATTACCAGGAATCTTTAATACCCCAATCCAGCGTAGATCTAGCTCGGTACAAATTAATGGGAATTTTACACCCGATCAAATTATCGGGATGCTAAATGACCATGTGAGTTTTTTGGCAAGCAATGAAGTTGCCCAACCCAAGAAATTAGTATTACCAACTGACAAATATAACTACCTGTTCAACCCACGCCCTTATGGTGATAAAACCATAGGGCAGATGTTCCTAGAGAATCAACGAGAATTAGGATACATCGAATCGATTATTGGCGATAATAACCTGAAAGGGAAGGGGACTAACGGTACTGACGTTATGTTAATCCTACCTGATGATCCGGAGGAATTCTATGTAGCGATCGCCAAACCCTACACAATCTTGCCCCCCCAAACTGTGAACCTTGAAATAATCGTTCACACCGTAGGTCGTTTTGGTGGTGTACATTGCTTAAAACCTCTAAACTCTATGATTGTAGAGAATATTTAATATGTCAGAAACTGCCACAATGAGCGCTTGGGTAGCTCTAGTTTATTTACCTCAAAAGGAATCTCAACCGACAGACTCTTATGAGTCGATAATGAATCCTAGCAAGAATGGTAACGTTTACCCTTTCAGTTGGCAACGACCACCTGTTACTAAGGAAAAGGGATTACCTGCTGACTTTCAGCCTGGTTTCACCCTAAGACCGGGTTGTAATCTTCAAGTGTCAGCGGATACTTGGAAAATCGCACTTTCAGATCCGATGGTAGCCTACAGAGTGAAGATTGGAGCTATTGAAATAGTACCCAGCGATTCACCAGACTCATCTTCACCGGGATATAGACACTTTAAGGATACAGTTGCTCTTGACCTGGTAAGGAAGACTGAAGATATTGACTCTTTAGAGGTATGGGTAAAAGGTGAAACTCGCAACGCAATTATTGATGCCGCCAATAAAAAGAAAGCAGCAATAAATGCTGAACTCCTCAAGAGGGCTGCTTAAGATGGATGCTGAAGATGTTCTAGAAGTAATTGGGTTCTTGAATGTATATCCTGAATTTGAGTCTGTAAAACTTGAGAAAGTGGTATTCACTCTTGCTAACTCTAAAGCTTTAATTCAGGAGAGTCTTTGGGATGAATTTACACTACAAGCTAGATACCTCTTAACTGCTCATAATCTATCAACAGCTACTCAAGGTACTACTGTCACTGGCATTATTAATAAGCTCAAGATTGATGGTGACATAGAGATAGGTTCTGTTGTAGGAACCCCGAAAGATTCTTGGGAGTTATCTAGTTACGGTAGAGAACTTACTCAACTTAAGGCTAGCGTTGTAGGGGGATTTATCACTTGCACATTAATGTAATAGACATTTTCAGAAGTAGTTATGGTGAGAGTGCAATAGGGACACTTAAGATTTACCAACTGGTATCAAGTAACCCTAATCCTTATGATGATTTACCTCTTGAAAAAGTCCTATTACTAAACACCAATTGTGTAAGTGTAAAACCCGCTGTGAAAGGGTACGCTTCTAGAGAAGATTTTGGAATAGATTCGGCGCAAATTTGGCGCGTTACCATTACTGGAGATACAGATGCTGACAAAATACCGTTAGGTAATTATGCCATCGTTGAGTGGCTTAATCAAAACCTTAGAGGGGTAATAGTTAGCGTAGAACGCAAGCTTACTAACCGTTACTACGTCTACATAGACACAAGTAAAAACGTTCCATTCACATAATAGGAAAAACACAATGCCCGCACTTACTGCATTTAATCCGTCACAACTAGGAACGACCGCTACATGGACTACCCTAGCAACTGCTACTACTTACACTTTTGATAATACTGGTAACACCGTATTATTGCTAACCAATGCAGCAACAACCACAGTTGCTACAGATAATGCTATTACTCTAGTCACGCCTACCACGGTAGCTGGATTAGCGATCGCAGACCAAGTAGTGGCAATCAATGGTGCAGGCGCTGTTAAGTCAGTTGGACGTTTGGCGCGTACCGCATTTAATTCAGGTAGTCAGGTGTCTTTCACCGCTGCTGGTACTGATATTGCCAACCTTAAGGCAATGGTTATTGAGCCGTAAGATAAGATGAACTACACAGTAGACGGTAAGGGTGTTGAGGAATTTAAGAATCTACTAGCTGAGAAGTTGTTAGTAGGTTGTCAGGCTGGTGCTGAGGAATTGCAAAACTATACCCCAATTGACACCAAACGACTTTTCACCAGCACCCGCGCCGTTAACTTGGAAATTCACCCTACATCAATAGCTTGCACAATCAGAGCGGGTGGCGTGAATTTACCCGGTGAATTACGCGAAGTAGGCATAAATCGAGATGTTGATTATGCAATTTTTGTAGAGGTTCGCACTGGGTATATTACCGAAAACTTAGGGACAATTGGACAAGTAATAACTGATAACCTGACTTAACATGTATCCAAAAACTTCACTGCTAGAGAAAAAGATTTGGGATTTTCTAAATAGCCAAAACTCTTTAGTATCTATTTGTGAAATTAAGGATAGTCACCCTAATGTTAAAACTGAAGTGAGTTTAAGTAAGGGGTTAGTAGTCATAAGTAGTGTAGGGAACCCTGACATAGGACGCTACATTACAACCAAGGTTAGTAACCCCTTATTTAGGTTTACTGGGTATTCACACAAACGGGTGATTGTTAGACAGATACAGGAAATACTCATAGATATTTGGGAGGGTTGGAATAACTCTAATTCCTTCTTTATGGAAGGTCAAAAAATTCAAGCGATCAAAGCTGAAGGGGTTATAGAGCCTACTTTAGAGAAGTCAATTGAACTCTACTATGCCTCGGTTCTCTATCAATTTAAGTTAGCACTTTATTAGGTACAAAAAAATGGCTTTAGAAGCAGCACCCGTACAAGTAATACTCTCACCAGGCACACCCGCCGAATTTGTGATTGGTAGCAAAGATCAGCTAAATGCAGGTACTCTGACCATGGAGGATATGGTAGGGGAGTTAAAAACTCAGGCATCGGATGCACCCGCCGACAAATATTTTACCGGGTTTAACGCAAAATTAGAAATCTCTATCGCTGAAATGGACATAGAGTTTTTCAGACGTGCCACAAATCCCATGCGGTATGTAGTGGATACAATTGATCCCTTGAAACGTAAGATTGAATACGGGGACTTGACCGGATTAAGAGTGCCAAAATTCCAAGTACTACTCAAACTATACGAAGGTGGAATTCCAACGACTAACAGGGATAACTGGTTTACATTTCTGAATGCTGGAATTGAAACCATGGCTACCCTTACAATGAGCAAAACAGACCAAATGGAATACAAGACAACTATTGTTGCCTATCCAGATCCGGTGACAGGAATTAAGGTTATCCGTGGTGATATTACAGCTAACGGATAATTTTTACATAATTTATGGCATAATAGGAGTAGGTGTAATACATGCACCTACTTTTTATTATGGAGACATGAAGATGACCACTTTAGCACCAATCAAAGATTTACTAGCTGAGATTCTAGATGAAGTTAAACCCTTCTTTATCTTTCGGATTGGAGAAGTAGAATTTCAGTGTTGGAAACCAGACCACATTACCGAAGCGCATAATTTACGGTATGTCAGCAGTCAGGTAGAATTGATGGTACTCGGTCAACAATATCAACTGTTAGTTAAGAAGCTTAATGATTTAAGTGTCTCTAATGAAATCTCTGTTAATGAGCAGGTTGAAATCAACAACATTACTCAAAAAATGGGTGAAGCTGTAAAAGCAATGCTACCACTTAACGCTGCGTATATCGAAGCATTAACACAAAGCAAAGCGGGCACTTTCCTGACTTTTATTAAGAGTGAACTAAGCAAAAAAAACCTCAATAAGGATGTTCCACTGGCACTAATTATTAATAGCATCAGAGAGCAAATGAATAAAGCTTTAGAAGAGAACTCCGAAAATACCAAAAGTGATGATGTGGGAAAGGAGACAACAGTAGCTACAGAGACAGAGCAGAAGCTTATATCAGAGGGATAATAGAGGATTTACCACTATTCACTGCTTATTACGGTTTAAGTCGTACCGAAGCGTTGGGTTTAAAGCACTGGGAATTTGAGCAATACAGACAATTCTACTACCGCCAAAAAGCTAGGGATACACTTAACACTTACCAGTGTGTGGGATTAGCATTTGGCGGTAGTAGCAAAGATTCTCAGGAGTACATATCTGACTTGAGAGAACGTGCTGGATATACGCTTGTTACTCCCAGAAGTAATTCAAGTACAGTAAACCCTTTTGTTAATATTATGGGAATACCATCAGCAGATGATTATTTAAAGATAAAAGGTGAGTACAGCAATGTCGAATGATGCCTTCATACAACACCTGAAAGACGAACACGGGGTAATACTAAGTAATTCCGATTTGAGGGCGATCGCGGAATATCACTTTCATCAAAGGAACCTGTGGGCAATCGAGCTAGCCAATAATCCCGATGCGGTTTTTTACGATGTCCAGAACGGGAAAATTCTAGGTGTCCTAGCATTCGCAGCGATTGGTTTCTTAGCAGCACCCTTACTTGGTGTTGGTGGCATTGTTGGTGCTTTGATGGGTGCATCTATAGGGTGGAGATTATTTGGGGGCGGTAAGAAAGCTGAGACACAAAAAGAGTCACGTCAAACACAAACTTATGGTTTTGATGGGTTGTCAGCACTCCCTTCTATTGGTGGTGCTATTCCACTAATTTACTGCAATCGGAACATCAACCCTAATGGCGGTGTGAGGTTCAAAGGCTCACCCGTACATGTGCATGTGGAGACTAGTAAAAATACTCAGAAGATATACCAACTGGTTATTTTTGGGCATAGAGAGATTGGTTATGTGGATATAACTAAAACTCTAATAAACGGTCAACCAATTGATAATTTTTATGCAGATGAGATTCAACAATACATATTACCAGGACTAATCACACAATTGCCATTGCCGGGTTTTGATTACTATTCACAGTCTGTTAGCCCTAGCTCAAATCAAAGTATGGGGAGCGATGTCAAATCCCAAGTCCATAAGATGGTGGGTAGCAGTATTGACTTACTTAATGCGGATGGTACGTTAGATTTATTTTCACCAGGGGTCAGATATAGAGCTAGAAACCAAGACTTTAAGGTAATAGCAAAGGATTTTGATAAAGGATTACTAATTACTAACCCGACTGTCTCAGTTGGCGGTGGAGACTCAATTAGTGAGATATGGGATTTTATCTACACATCTAGTAAAAAGGTAAACCAATTAGATATTCATATTACTGGTGTGTTCTGGGCTACTGAACAGAAAAGCGAGAAGAAACCACCCAAAGATGTCAAAAAAGCTGGAGCATGGGATTTATACATTGATGGTAATAATGTATGTCGTTTCTGCATTATATCGGCTTCAAAAAGTAACTTAAGACGGGTTCTAAAGATTATCAACCTACCTTACGCTAAATATAAAATAGAATTCCGGACTGTTGATTGGGGACTGGCGCTAGCTACTGGAGCCAGTGGTTATCACTTAGATGATAGCGGAAACCAGGTAACTAGATATTTTGGGAACTATACCATCGTCTTTGAAGGAGGACAATTGGTAGATTTCTCCGAAGCACTAAGTCCCGGCAATAAAAAACAATGGGGTCAACAGGGAAGCGCTCCAGCACAGGTGTCAAGTATCAATGAGATTGTCTATCCAGCTACATTAGGTCAACCACGGGTGGTAAGTTATCCCAAACTTTCGGGTGCTGGATTAATTGCTAAAGCGAGTAGCCAACTACAGGGTACACCCCAAGGTGAATGGCTCATTACCCAAGGATATTCTAAGATGAAAGTCTTGGTATGGAGTGGTAGTTGTACCCAAACTCACCCCAGCCTTTTGATAGATCAGATTAGAGGTGTAGGACTTCTAACCAATGGGATTATTATTAGAAACCTCGATAGAAGAATTCAAGCTACAATTACCGGGATTGATTACACTAATTCCATCGTTGTCACCAACCCCGCTATCTCATGGACTAGAGGCGATCGCTGGGTAGCTTGGTACGAAGGGTGTAGTAACTATTTCCCTGACATCTACCTTGATACCCTTACTAATCCAGAAGGAGGCTTAGGCAGTCTCATAGACGCTGATTTCTATGTAGACTACAACTCCATTGTGGATAGTAAGTATTTTTGTATAGCTAATAGTTTCTTCTGGGACGGTGTAATTGATAAACCTATCCCATGGCTCCAATGGGCTACTAGAGAGTCACTGGGAAGTTTACTATTCCCATCTAAAATTAATGGAAGCTTTGCACTATTGCCAGAAGTTCAACGTAGTCCGGTGGCACTATTTAACGCTTCTAATGTTTATGACTTTGTTGAAGAATTTGCAGAGAGACAAGAACTCAATACAGTTGTCGTAACCTACCTTGATGGTAGCGATGGACTCTTTAAGCCTGCTAGTGTAACAATCATGACTGATGATGCCTACAGTGGTTCTGTTCAGATTGTTGAGGAAACCTTACAATTAGATAGCGTCACCAACTTTAACCAAGCCGCCAGAGTTGGACAAGTGTATTTAAAAACCAGGCTGTTACAGGATAGAGCAATAAGTTTTAAGACTGGTATCCAAGCTTGTTATCTACAGCCGGGTGATCTAATTCTAGTCCAACACCAATTTACAGAGTTTGACAAGGAATGCTCAGGTTTTGCACTAGAGTCTACCTATAATGCTGGCGGTTTTTATATAGTATTACTAAGTGCGGAAACAGATACCGGTATAGTCCCAGGGATATATAATTGCGCTTGTTGGCATCTTGAAAATGGATATCTGGAAAATAGCCTCAGCGCATACTCGGTAGATTATAGTGGAGTTATTAAGCTACATATATATGGCGCTAATCAGGCAATATTGCCACCATCGGAAAACAGAAGTGGGGATTATATATCGATAGGTAAAAATGTTACACAAGAGAGAACTTACAAGGTGAACATGGTTAATCCTGGTAATGATGGTAGTATAGAAGTACAAGCTGTCAAATGGACTCCTGATATGCTAACTACTACAGGGCTAGTAACGGTGTAAATAATGAATAAGAATAAGGTAATAACGCTAGTTCCCGAAAACGCTAATGTTGATGAAGGTGAAATTCAATGGCTTAAATCTAAATTGAGAGCCATAATTAAAACTGAAGATGTTGCCCCTGATTCGATTAAGTTAAATACTACTAAGATTCAAGCCATAAAAGCTTACCTAGAAATCTTAAAACATCAGAATAATATCCCAACAACAAATGACACTGAAGATACCGAATTCTGTGAGGCTAACTTAGAAGAACTAGACCCCTCCATTATCGCTGCTGAAATCAGGAGAAGATTACAGGCATGATAGAAGTAGCCAAGGAATACACAATTAATGAGGGGTTAATCGCTAGGTATAAACTTCTAGAAAAATGTAAGGTTGATAAAGAATTCCGCAAATTATGTCTTGAGCTATCCAGACGCGATAAAATATTCTGGGTTAACAATTTTGTCTACACTTACGACCCGCGTAAGAAGCCTGCTTTTATCCCTTTTGTACTATTCCCTAAGCAGGTAGAATATTTAAAATGGCGCGATGAAAGGGTACATAATAAAGAACATGGATTGATTGAAAAGTCCAGAGATATGGGGCTAACGTGGTTGAATGTAGCCTACCAAACGCATTGCTGGTTGTTTGATGCTAACTTTAAGGGTGCATTCGGTTCCCGAAAAGAGATATTAGTAGACAGGAAAGGCGATCCAGATAGTATCTTTGAAAAAATTAGGATGATATTAAAATATCTCCCCTACTGGATGTTACCACAGGGTTTTAACTGGAATGTACATGATAATTACTTAAGAATTATTAATCCACATACGGGTGGAACAATTACAGGGGAAGCTGGAGATAACTTGGGGCGTGGGGGGCGAAGTACAATTTATGACATCGATGAATTTGCATTTATCGAGAGAGCGGCTAGTGTAGATGCCGCATTGAGCCAAAATACTGATGTCATATTCTACACGTCAACACCAAATGGCCTGGGGAATTGTTACGCAAAAAAACGCTTCAGTGGCAAGGTTCAAGTATTCACTTTTAAGTGGCAAGATGACCCGCGCAAGAATGAATACTGGTATCAAAAACAAATCAACTGCTTAGACCCCATTACAGTAGCTCAGGAAATTGACATAGACTATACCGCATCCGTTGAGAATGTATATATTCCAAACAAATGGGTAATGGCTAGTAGGGAACTACAATTACCAATCGTAGGCAATCCTGTGGGAAGTCTGGATATTGCCACTTTTGGAAAAAATAGAACCGTACTAGGGATTAGAGTGGGGGGCACAGTAACACATCTTGAAGACTGGAGTGGTGTGGGAACCACTGAAAGTGCTTTTAAGGTACGGGAACTAATGATCGAATTTCAGGCCACAATGCTTAATTTTGATGCTGATGGTGTTGGGGAAGGTGTCGGATCTACCCTAGCATCTATAGAGGGTGGTTTACCATTTGCCTTTATCCCATTACGAGGTGCTGCTACCCCAAGTGACACCTATTGGGAGGGTGAACAACGGACTAGTAAAGAGAAATTTGCGAATGCTAGAGCCGAATGGTGGGGATTATTGCGCGAACGATTTAAAAAAACCTACGAACACACCACTGGTATTAAAGCATATCCCCTTGATGAATTAATCAGTATCCCTAATCACCCTGACCTTATTGCTCAGATTTCACTACCTAAACGCAAATATACAAGTAGTGGTAAGATATTGCTAGAGAGTAAGGCTGAAATGCGAAAAAGAGGCATTGATAGTCCTGACTTTGCAGATATGCTAGCAATGCTTTTTGCACCAAGTTATAGTTATGAAGATGTCCTCGATGCGTGGTTAAATTAAATATATGGCAATTAATGTAAAAGTAAATACTAACGAGACTACAGAACAAGAACTAATAGCTACTCAGATGAGATTAGATTCAATCTTAGCATCATTAGCAACTAAGATTGGAATGCAGAATGCCGATAAGCGAGAAGCGGTAATAATAAAACCACCAAAAGTATTATCATTTTCAGACATTGATAACCTATTTGAAGGTGATAAGTATGCTGCAAAACTTGTAGAGCAATTACCCGGTTTGTGTACCCGAAAAAACCCCATCTATACAATTAAAGACATTGGAGATGTTGCTGTAGGGAAGAATGGCAGTGGTGACGCGATCGCGGAAATGCAACAACTAATCAATAAGGCAATGCCATATTTCAATAAAGCTATGAGCATGGCTAGGAAATACGGCGGTAGTGTAATCGTCTTAGGGTGCAATGATGGTGCAACAAACTTAGAGTTACCGCTAGACACTAAGAGGCTAAAAGACATTGAATGGCTTAATGTGCAATCGGGTGGTATTGGCGGTCAAGTCTCGGTATACTCTTACCAAGATGAGCCTACTCTAAGAGATTATGGTGAACCTCTACTGTACCAGTTTTCAAATGGGTATGGTACACGGATACATAAGAGTAGACTACTAGCATTCAAAGGCATCGACGTTGGTGTGCAGCGCTCGCGCGAGAGGTATGGTGGATTTGGGTTAAGTGTACTTGTAAGAGCATATAGCGATCTTAGAGACTATAATTTGGGTAAGGATTCTATCGCAGTAGCCATACAAGATTTCAACAGAATGCTGATAAAGATGGCTGGACTTTCTAACCTACTATCTCAGAATAGGCGTAAGGAAGTTGAGCAAAGATTACAGGTGATGAACTACATCTCATCAGTGCTAAATGTCTGGTTACTGGATACTACTGACGGTCACGAGATTGTTAGTCGTAACTTTACGGGTGTTGCAGACATGATGAAAATATTAAAGGAAGATTTGGGTGCAAATACGGAAATACCGCACACATCCTTCTTTAACCAATCACCATCTGGAATTACTAGTGGTGAGAGTGAAACAAAAGAATTGAACCAAACCATACTCAAATATCAGAAGGAAGTTCTCAAGGAACCCTTGGAAAGGCTCGTAAAACTATACCACTTCTGCAAAAATGGGGTTACTGGTGGTATAGAACCCCGCGTATGGGAGATTGACTTCCCAGTAATTTACGAGGAAACTGCCAAGGAGAAGCAGGAACTAGCAAATCTTCAAGCCCAGGAACGTGCTGTTTATAAAGAGATAGGTGCTATTACTTCTGATGAGATTAGAAAAGCCCTAGCGCTTAATCTAGGGCTTGAAGGAACTATAGATCTTAACTTAAGCCAGTCTAATCAGACCGAAACTGTTGAGTGAAACTGGCTTATTGCATTCAAAACACCTTAACCCGTTCCGTCGCCCCTGAGAGTAAAGTGGAGTGACATTGGTTGAAAAGCAATTAGGACAATACCTTTTCGTAACTTTCAACCACTCCTGGTACATGGTACTAGCTACCTTTGCCTGCGCAATCTCTACCAGAGCGTCCTCTGCATGAGAAATCAACTTTAACACCCGTTTTGGTGTTAACTGATATCGAAAAGCTAATTCTTCAACACTAAGACACTTACCTATCTCTGCATAATAGGACTGGAATATTTTCTTAGTCTTTACCGGGATTTTTTCATATCCCTCAGTTAAATCGAGATTGAAATACATAGCCTGATAATAGGCCGCTCTCAGGCTTACAGGTATCTCCTTTGTGGTGATTCCCAACTGTTCACATATTCTCTTTTGTTTTTTGCGTTGCAAGGCTGTAAATGCCTGTAAGCACAATGACCTAATTAAAGAATGATTCTTGTTACCTGTGATTTCCTGTATCTCCCTTACCCGGTGTGGGTTTTCCCCTAACAATCCATAGTACAGTTTGAGTGCTTGCTGTTGCCGCTGGGAGAGTTGAGTGACAATACTCTCATCTTCCCCCCATATCCTATGGAAGTATGCAGACCGAAGTTCTACTGGTAACCCTTGGGTTGGTAATCTACTAATCATATATGGTATCCGATGTACTGTAGTTACATTATACAGTTTTTATTCGGGAAATGTCAATATAAGAACTTTACGACATGTTCTCTTCTTTTATAGTAACTGTAGGTAACATGTCGGAAGCTGAAAACTATACAGTGTAAGAATCATGGCCTTTCAGACACCCTGCTTTTTAACACTACTCTGGGTTAGTAACACTCAGTTAATTGAGCTAAATCTACCCTGTGATGTTCGATGCTATAAATTTGCAGCTAAAAGTAAGCTGGTATTTTGTAGTGTAAAAAAATACCAACCTTTACAGGTGGGGATTTTGTATGCAAGATGAGCTAATCCAACGTTGGGTGCGATCGCGGTATAAAAGCAGTACTTTAATTTTCTCTCTTGTCTACAGCAATGGGGAGTATCGCGGTTTCACGGTTTTTTCGTCCCGGCTCCCTGTTTCCAGAGCCTCGGCATTCCTGTTGTAATGGACTTAGGCGAGACAGTTATCGCCTCCGAGGTTGTTTGCAAACCACTACTGTCTTTCCGTATTACCGGAATCCAGCTCGCTGGTATGTTAACCCACCCGTTAGGGTTACAAGAAAGAGCATTTGAGTAGAACTTTTATGCTCTCTACTATAATAACTCAACTCTCAATGGATGTCAAGGGGTGCTTGAAAGTTTTTTACTCGTTTGCAAAAGGGTGTCAAGTAGGAAAATGACTTTCATCAGTGGTTTTTGACACTCCCCGATCTAAAGACACGGGGATTCTACAGACAGAGTAGACTGAGGTAGTACCCACAATCTGATTCTCGTTACGGTTGTCAAAGACCGTCTACCCAGTCGGGCTAAGTCAATGCCTAGCTTTCTGGCTACTTTGCTCATTATGTTTGCGGCACCGTTTAAGTCCGCATTTACTAGTGAGCCATTTTTGCTTGTGTACAACCCGCGCTTTGTTCTTTTACCTGATGCTTTCCACCCTTCTGGTTTTTCACCATATTTGGGTAGGGAGTCTCCATCTAAGTAACTAGCTTTGCTTGTGTAGGACTCTTCGGTTATCACAAGCCTAATGCCATACAAGTCACACAATTGCTCGATCCTATCTTTAAGCTTACCCAATGGTATTTGGACAAATTTTTGATTGTTCAATCTACCCATATTGGCATTGCACTTAAAGCCTTCATTCCAGCCTATGACGATTGTTCCGATTCTGTACTTGAGACAATGGCTAACAATAATCCTTGCCGCCTTGTTTATACCATCTCTCACTCGATGGTTGCGCTTACGAGTTACACGGTCAAGCCATGCGTCCCAATACCCTTCAGGTTTTTTTTCTTTTCTGGTTGCTACTTGTTTATTCCAGCACTGATTGAAAGCTTTCATCGCACGAGCATCAATCAAAAAAGAGTTGCCTAATGTGTCAACGCAAGCTGCTAAGTTGTCAGCAGTACCCAAGTCAATTGCTAATGCTTGATTGGCAAATTCTCGACAAGTTTGCTCTTGAGCGAGAGTGTAGGAAGCTTCAAGATAAAATGCACCATTTTTAGGAAGTATTGTCCACTCTTTAACTTTGGTTATATCCAGGTTTGTTGGTATCGGTAGCTTAAAATTGTCAACGCCAAACCATCGCTTAACTGTTAATCCGAGAGAGAATTGAAGTTGCCCATCAACTGTTTTTGGCTTTTGACCTCCTGAGTTAGGGTATGCCACCTTAAATAGTTTTGACCCCTTCAAATAATTAGGTGGTTTTGGCTTATCTGACAATTGTCCTTTAACCCAGAGCTGTCGCAATTCCTTGTAGGATTTAAACGCTTCGGTGACGCTCAATAATGTTTGCTGCGCAGGTGTTGACGGTAAGGACTGAGCAATCTGACTTTTTCCTACAGTTTGCTCATAAACTAAGTCAAACTTTCCCGTCAGTAACTTACCAGTCTTGAAAAATGTTTGACGCGCAAAATACACCCCACTGTTGTACAGCTTACCGGACTGTTCGCACAAATATTCAAGAACAGCCTTTGTCTCCTTGTCGGGATGGAGTAGTATTTGTTGAACGCCTAGCTGTTTCTTGTTTTTAGCCATTTTCGACCTCACTGGCTTTTGTTGGTTTATCTATTATAATCTACAATAAGAACAACAGTCAAGCCAGCCGGGGATAAAATGCGAAAAAATTCATACGAGTACAGGCACTATAATCATTCTGTTGGGTTATGCGTGGTTCATTTTGTTTGGATACCGAAACGTCGCAAAAAGGTGCTTGTGGGTAAAATTCGAGACAGAATATACGAGATATTCTCTGAATTGGCAATGGAGAAAGATTGGCGCATTAGGGCGCTTGAAGTGGCTCCTGACCATATTCACCTATTTGTTGAGATTCATCCAACTGATGCTATCTACCAAGTGGTAAAAGCCTTTAAAGGGCGTTCAGCCAATTACCTGAGAAAGGAGTTTCCAGAGCTTCAAAAGCTTCCATCTTTGTGGACTAACAGCTACTTTTTCTCAACGGCTGGCAATGTGAGCGCTGAAACAATTCAGAGGTACATCAATGATCCACATCACAGTTAAAGACTCTAGGCGGTTAAAACCGCTGCCGCGCCTTCATCTCCGGTCTAAAGACACGGAGTTTCCAGCGACGGTGGTGTTCTTATGAGGGTTATCTACACGATACCTATCATACCTCGAAACTCCCCTCACCACAACCGTCATTAGAGAAAACAGACAGGGAAGGGCATCCCAAAGCACTTTTCAAAACTTGGTTCACAAAAAGCCTACAACGCATTCGGTGTAAGACTCTCAGCTTCCGACATGTTGTGTTCAATATCTATAAAGAAGTAAACATGTCGGAGGCTAGAAGGTATACAGTGTCTAGGGTATAGCAGTTTGGGAAGATAAAATATGAAATGTGTTGACATTACCTGTGTGTTTTGACATAGAATAGAGAAAACAACAAAGGGGATTTTTGATGAAAGTTATTCCTGCAAAGCGAGAAGGCGATAGATTCGTATCCTGTGACACCATAGAGGCTACTTCATTATTCCTAATGGGAGATAATGAAGATGATTTTACAGTTAGAAGTCCCAAAGACCATTTAGGTCACAGGTTTGATATCAACACCAGGCGTAAAGAGTGTACATGGGAGGTTGTGCTATACACCGCACTTACAGTTGAGAATACTAGAGCCGACCACATTCTTGATATTAATGATGTGAAGGTTCAATCACTCTTGGCAAACTACCCCTTGTGTCAAGAGGATTTAAAGACAGTGTTTGGACTTTAGCCAAGTCAATTATGCTCTAGCCGTGTACAATACCACAAATACCAACGGATAGAGCCATGTTAGTCAAAGATGTCAAGGGGTATAAAAAGGTATTTTAGAGGCGTTTTTGAGGTTGTTAAAACTTGAGTTCAGAAAACGCTGTATCCTTTGCCTGCATTAACTCTCAGCTTCCGACATGTTTACTACTTTATCTATAATAGGATACAACATGTCGGAAGCTAGAATGTATGGGGAAATAATCTTAGAAATAGCATACACGGGTGGTGAGGAAAAAACATCCCCGTGTCTGGCAATATCACAACCCGGCTGTGATTATATAGTCGTGATTGCAATAGCTCTAATATCTTGACATTCAATCTGAATTGTGGGGAATTAAGACCAAAATTAGGCATTCCCCATGATGCTAGAAATGCGGATAATTGACTTCACTTATTACATATTTCCTGTGATATTTTATTGATTTTACGGTACTAAAATGTTAAAATATAGAAGTACATTAACAGAGAATTATTATGTTGGTAAGATACGATAATAACGGTGTTGAGTTAGTTATCGACAATGAGACTGGTGAGGTTTTTGCTTCAATCAGCGGATATGCACGTATGTCTGCTATAACTCAACAGGCAATATCAAAACGAGTTGCTAACTTGACAAATACAGAACCCACAACTGATATTAATCCTAATGGTACTCAAAACCACTCACAGTATGCGTTTGAAACCCACAACCAAGTGATAAAGTCTGCAATAATTGATACAGCTACGGGTGCTAAAGAAGTCAAGCTAATCCCAGAATCCGTCATTGCCGACTGGATAGTTAAAGATAATCCAGAGTTAGCTAAAGCAATGTTACGCGCTGGATGCCGGGTTTACTTGTATGGTATAGCTGGTTATGAAGTTAAAGCCGTCGCCCCGGAAATGCCAAAACCGGCAAAGTTACCACCCGCAGATATCCGTGTTGTAAACCTAGCAAATACCATTGCGGCGTTTGATATTGATATCAAGAATCCAAGATTCAAACAAGGGTTACAAGATGTGGTGTTAAACATCTTAGGAGTTGGTAACTCACCGTCGGGTACGACTGAAGTATGGTTAGGTGTAGCCGAACGCGCCGAACAGTTAGGGTATCCAATAGGACTGGTTACTAAACACCGTTCACAGCTTGGAAAATGGGTAGCGAAACATGAAATGACCTGTAAGCGTGAGAAACGACTCTGTAATGGCACACAGCGCGAGATTAACGTGTATTTGGTGACAGATGAATTGGATGATTGTATCAAAGAATATCTGGACGTTAAGATGTTGAGTCCAGTTGATTAACACGTAAAAAGATGTTGCTTACCAGACTAGAGTCTGGTAAAACTTTAGAGATTCTTTTATTGAACAAATGGAAATTACCCAACCCCAAAAACTTGTTAGTAGATTAACTGAGAAAGATGTCCAGATACAGCTACACGCCATTGTAGGTGGAGACATGGAAGTCGTAACACCTGTAGGCAATATTGATATATTGACAGATACAGAGCTAATAGAAGTTAAGGAAGCAAAGGCTTGGAAAAATGCCATTGGACAATTAATTACCTATGGGTATTACTACCCAAATCATCAGAAGCGTCTGCATTTATTTGGTAAATGTCACCATAGCGCTCTAATACTGATCAGACAACACTGCGATCTGAATAATATTCTAGTAACCTATTAGCTGTATCGGCTGCGATCGCAGACTGGATAGAGGACGGTACCCCAGGTTGCTACACAGTTTCAAATCGACAAAAACCAAGCATCAAGAGACATCAAAGCTTTGCTAGGTAAGGGTTCCCAATTCGCCAAACTCAAGACATCATTACACCCGAAAGCAGTAAATGCGATCGCGCTCAAGGATTTTGAAAAACTGGTATTTGAGTTGGCGTTGAAGGGGAATGAACGGGCACAAGAATTTTCTCGCTCATTAATCGGGTTATCACTGCATCAACTATTCTGCGATGCCTTTGGTATCAAGTTTGAAAAAGAAGAACGCCAACAATACCTCGCACAACGGATGCAACACCGTCAACACTTCCACCCATACTTAACAAAATGGCTCAAGCACGATGCTGGGGGCGATAACAAGGCCGTTAATTGGGGATGGGAGGTTAATCACTTCAAGAAGGCTTGTAAACTACCACTGACAGGTGTTGATACCTGGGACTACAATCTGTTACAGATTTTGAATCGTGCGGAATCTGGATACAATATGTTGCGCATCGCGGGACTGAATCATGATGATGCTGTTGCTGTTATCCGGACTCAACATTAAAATATCCTACTAACTTAAACAACGATACCTGTCTTAACAATAGGTATCGTTGTTTTAATTAGTGTCAGGAGATTCAGTGTTTTTCGCAGAGCCAAATCTCTGCATCATCGCCGTACCCGAAAACAATAGCTTCTAAGGTGTACCGGACACCTTCTACTTCTATTACTATTCCTTTTGAATACTCATCGTCTTCATCATACTCTGAACCCTTAACCCCTACAATCTTCACAGTCTTCCCAACTAAATCGCTAAACTTAATCATTGCTTGTCTCCTTTTTTTGGTTATATCTACTATAGCTCGTTACTCAGGCAATGTCAATACTTTTATACGAATCTCTGTGTTGTCACAGAGAAAAACGTCCTGCTGAGGATCGTCCCCGTAATTGTAGCCAATAGCTTCCAAGGTATACCGGACACCATCTACCTCCAGTACGAGTTCTTGTGAAGATGCTGAGTCTTCATCTTCATCAGATTTTTTAACATCTACAATCTTTACGGTTTTCCCAATCAAGTCGCTAAACTTAATCATTGCTGTCTCCTGTTTTTCTCGTTATATCTACTATAGCTCGTTACTCAGGTAATGTCAATACTTTTATAAAATAATCTTTAGATTCCTAAAACCCTTACACCGCATACCATTGGGGTAGTGTCAGATGAGACTGCTACTGCTAGAACTTCAAATCACTTTGACCTCTCCCCGGTCTAAAGACACGGGGATTCTAAACTGTTGCTACACCGGAGGCTAAAGCCGTCCGGTTCCGCTTTTTGGTTTTGGTTTCCCAGATTTTAAATCTGGTAGGCACGGTCAATAATGCCCTACAGACCTTGACTAGACTTAAGCCCAGTTGTGTCTCTACTTTCCGCATTATATTGGCGGCTCCGTTCAAATCAGCGTTGATTAGAACACCTTTGCCAGTGCAGTACATTCCACGTTTAACTCGTTTTCCTGTTGGCTTCCACGTTTCGGGTTTTTCGCCGTAGGTTGGTAGAAAATCACCATCTAGAAAACTAGCTTTGCTAGTATAAGATTCTTCTGCTTCAACAAACTTAATTCCGTGATACTCACACAGTTGTTCAATTCGTTTTTTTAATTTGGCTGTTGGTATTTGAACAAAAGCCTGAGTTGTTTTACCTAATTTAGCCTCTTGCCGTTGTCCTTGGTTCCACCCAAAGATAACCGTGCCAATATGGTATTTAATACAGTGGTCAACAACCAATCTAGCCGCCTTATTAACAGCGTCACGCATCTGGCGATTGCGTTTTTCAGTTATCTGGGCTAACTGCTCATCCCAATAGCCTTGTGGTTTACCTTCCTTGAGAGTGGAAACGCGCTTATTGTACCACTGATTAAGACTTTTAACTTTACGTCCATCAACAATGAAGCTAGTCCCCACATTGGATACACAGCTTAACCAGTTGTTGATACCGGGGTCAATTGCTAACGCATTATTTTGATTGAAAGTGTTTGATGGTGCTGGTTTCTGTTTGTAGACCAACTCAGAATAGAAGCATTGATTACGTGGGAGTATCCGCAATTCCTTGATGTCCTCAAACTCCAAATTGGATGGCATTGGCAACAAGAAATATTCAAGTTTAAACCATCTTTTTACTGTCGTGCCCAGCGGAACTTTGATATTGTTACCTACAAGTCTTAAAGCTTGTTTAGGATAAGTCACTAGAGCATAACCAGCGCCTTGACGGTATTTGGGCAGCTTGGGTTTAAAATGTAAGTCGCCCTTGCTGTACTTCTTATCTAACTCCTTAAAAGATTGAAAAGACTCAGCAACTGTTCTCAATACTTGCTGTGCGGCTTGAGAATGCAAGACCTGATAGTGCTTGTTGGCTTTGTACTCTTTTTCTAAGTCGTACTTACCAATTAACTTACGAGTCTTGAAATATAACTGACGGGCATAGTAGATACCGCAGTTAGTCAGCTTATGTGATTCTGAACAGATAAACTCAAGGATTGCCTTTAATTCTGGAGTGGGACTAATTAAATTCTGTTGGCATCCGTACAACTTATTGACACCTCCTGCTTCGGACTTATAATATAAGTATACGCATGTAGTTAGAAGATGTCAATGCCATTTCAGAAAAAACATAAACAAGGTTTTACGACTAACCGAGAAAAACCATTGGTCAGTAGTCCAGTCTGCTTAAGGATGGATGTAGAATTAGCCAAAGAATTAAAATCTGTCCCTGATTGGCAAGAGCGGCTAAGATCGGCGTTACCTGAATTGATCGAGATCTGGAAGGTAGGATAAATCCTGCAAAGCGCTTTCATCCCCGGTCTAAAGACACGGGGCTTTCAGCGACTCATCTTGTAAAGTACTTCGGCTTCACTTTCGTGGACTCTATCAAAGGAAGACCGGATGCTTACTACAGTAGCTGTCGCCCCAGCGGGTGACACATGTCCGACGATCGCCCCACAGTTCTGCGCAATTACAACAAAGGGGTGAGCTACGGGAAGGTAGGCAACAAAACGGTCGCGATCGTGGTGACGCATCGTTGAAAAACGTCGAAAAGTACCACTAGATGAATAACCATTCCCTGAAAACGCTCAAAGCGTGCAATGGCATACGGTTAAGTTACCCAAGCCTGTCTGTGACTTGGGTAACTTAAAAGAAATTAGGGTTCTCTTCTCAGGGGACTCACTAACCTTTATGCTAGTGTCGAGAACTTATGTCATAAGTAAGTCTAACACAAAAACCGGAGAATGTCAACGTTTTGTGTTCTGTTGCAATTTAGCTCTTTTAAACTTGGAACTAATAACTTTCCTGACACTAACCCGTCCGTTCTCAGCCTTAGTCTTGGCTAAAACCCTACTATGCGCCAGTGCAGACTTCTCTGTTCTGAATTCCTGAGTGTCCATCACCCAGTCCCCTAACCAATTCACATAAGCGACTACAAAGACTGTAGGGAGTAACTGTACTGTTTCGATACAATGTTGGTAAGGTGTCATAAAATTCCTTCGTTGTGGGAAACTCCGCGTCTTTAGACCGGAGAGGAACATGTGGAAGCGGTTTTAACCGCCTGCCCCTTTCAGGGTGGAGGGGTATGGTTGCCCCTCCGGTGAGGTATGGTTGCCTCAATCTCCTTTCGGAGTAAAGTTAGCTTCGCCAATGTTATCGGTCGGTACTATCCAAAAAGCACTGACTTAACCCGTTACGCCTGTTTAACTTTTCGGTTCTAGAGCAGGAAACTAGCTTCGCATTTCCTGGTATGAACTTTAACGCTTACCGATAACGTAGTCTTGCGACTGAGGCTGGTCAACTTCCGGGCTTCAGTTTTTTAGGCTGGAAGCCCCGTGTCTTTAGACCGGGGTTGTTGACTTTGCTTTCTTTTGTTTTACTGTATCCATACTAATTCAATTCCTCTAAGATGTCAAGGGGTGTAAAAGGGTATTTTAGCGGTGTTTTTGAGGTTGTTAAAACTTGGTTCTCGAAAACGCTACATCCTTTGCCTGCATTAACTCCTGGCTTCCGACATGTTGTTTTCAATTACTATATAGGATAGAACATGTCGGAAGCCAGAAGGTGTATAGAGAGAGGGATTCGGGGATTTTTATCGGATTTAATGCAAAGTTGTTCATTTGACTACTGTATGGGTCGATGTACGTTACGCTGTGTCACTGCCATTTCTCAACTTTACTAATATTTACCGGGCATAAAAACCCCACACTGTCAAATAACTTTCTTGCTATTCACTCTGCATCTAAAGTGTTGCACCATACACCAAAGGATAACAGCTAGTATTATCCAGGGCTTAATTCTTACAAGATGAGTCGCTGAAAGCCCCGTGTCTTTAGACCGGGGAGAGGTCAATGGTTCCCTCTACTTTAGTTTCAGCAAGTTTCCTATTGTATTCTGCTGCAACTTTCTCTACTTCCAATTGGTGAGTCTCCACAACTATTTTTCTCAGCCAATTGAAATAGGCGATATCGTAAATACTTATCTCTTTTTTTGGTGTGTTCATGACCTACTATTCTAGAATGGATACCCTACCCTAATAATACAGATGCCATTGCACTTATGGCTGCAAAGATAGCAGCCAGTGCTAAGTTGGCGATGGCACTATCTAACTGTACTGATGTTAAGTCTCTACTCTCTGCCAAATCCTTGATTGAACGATTCCAACTCTCTACGATCAAAACCCTGTACTGATAGTCTGATATAGTGAGGCATTTCTCTATCAATTCTTCAGGTAGGATGAGGGAACCGCTTTTCTTAGGCTTAAATCCAGACAGGCAAAAGCACAATGAGAATATTAAGAAGTGGTAACTTATTATCCTTAATATTAAGCACAATGTACAGTGTAGAAATGGGGTGATATCTGCAATGCTGATAAAAAAGTAAATCAGGATTATATCTAAGCTAAAAACTAGTCCTAACTTTAGATTTAACCTGTCAATGCTTGCATCTACCACTTTAATTGCTTGTTCAGTATAGTCATAGATTAGCTTTATGTTTGTGCTAAGGCCGTCGGTAGTCACAGGGTTTTCCATGTTCAATAATCGAAGTTAGACACCTTAATTCTACTCGACATGCAGAGAATAATTCGGTATCTCCCAATAGCTTTTTACTATCCGTCCTACACGTCGCTCTAGAGGTTCTGCAACAGCACCTTTATGCGACATATATGCAATCCAGATGTGATTACCTACAACCAAAACTGTACCTAAGTCTGCGTTGATGTTTTGTGAGAGAAGAGCTATATCTAAGTGGTGAGGTGTCCCTACTCTCAATGTTGCAACACCACTTAAGCATCGTTCTGCTAAATCAAGAGGTTGTGAGGCTATTGTTGGGTACGCCTCATACACCCACTTGAAATTCGGGGTATCCAATCCATAATGATCGCGGATTTTCCTAACAAGCCAGTAACAATCATGCTCAGGATAGGAGAATTCACCCTTTGGTAACCAGTGTGAAGGTAGTAAGAATTTTTCCACCGCACTTTCGACAGTAGCACCTTTTACGGTATAATCACCTACTGTAGCACTCCAGAGATTAGTAGCTTTGTTATAACTCAGATTGATTTTCATTTCATCGATGAGGCTGTATATGTCACTCATGAGTTTTGTTAGATTGAATGGCTACAAGTGTTACAGTGATTGTTTTCTAGCTTCCGACATGTTGGTTCCATTATCTATAATAGGATACAACATGTCGGAAGCTGAAAGTCTTACTCGGTATAAGTTACAAGCGGTTCGTGTGCTGAGAATTCAAACTGAACCACTTCTGGGTAATTCAGGGACTAAACCGATGATATTAATGTCACCATTACCCGTCCCGGTGCGATAGTGGAGTGATGGGAAGTATGCACCAACTGCTGAGAATGCAGATTGGAGTTGCACCTCAATTCTACTATTTGCAAACTTACTACCCTTTCCTAGTAGCTTATCCTGAATTGGTAGAGCTTCGGGATTGTCAGGGAAGAATAGTGTCACAAGTACGATCGCTTTTCGGAAACCATCGTTGTTCCAAACCTCATGGGCGATAATTGGTACATTAGGGAGATAGATGGTAGCGCTCGAATTATCGAGATTAGAACTTCTGGCGATACCAGAATACTCCAGCGGTGAATAGTTGTACTTCTCACCATTAAAGACATACGGTACTGTGGGCGAGAAATTCTGAAGCCTTAACTCAACACCTGATTCTAAAATAACTTTAACGGTTATTGCTTGTCTAACCGTAGTTTGTAAATTAGCTAGTGTCATATCTGTGCTTCCCTTAAGATTAATACATGATGATACCCATTAACCTTTGCATCAGCTATAAGGGTATCTAGTGTTAGGTATTGGGTGCAGACAATAGTCCTCCCATTACCTTTAGATGTGCTAGAAGTACGAATCCTTCCATTAGACTTGGCTAGTAGTAGTGCTAAGTCATCGGCATCATGTCCTAAGATTAGTATTAATTCCTTAGTAGCAGGCTTGTCAACATTTAAGATTTGTAACTCTACATGAAATATCTTTAGAGTAGGTATCCCAGAAAAGAGTCGACTCTCTGGCGCTGATAGAAGTATATCAACAGGGTTATAAGGTAAAACCCTGTATGGGGAATCTACTAGTATCGGATATTCCCCTTCTCTGACAAAACGTCGTACATTGTGAGAGATCTGGTATGAGTCATCACCTTGAATGTATATAGCTTTAGGAGTGTATTTTAGTATAGACGTAAACAAATTAGTCTCATACTTCGTGCGTGCATTTTGAATCCAATATATATAGGGCATAATTGAATATAATGATATTATTACTAGTATATCATATCGCTTAACGCAATGCCTACACCTCCTTATAATATAGCTTCTGTACAGTCGATGCTATTAGCGTCTAAAGTGTTTCTGAGTAGATTCACTCGCAATAATTATCCCTACCTAGCAACAGCAAACCTCTTACTGAAAAACAACTTTCACACGGTAGAAGGTAGGCGTGGTTACTTACCTGCTGAAGCCAGTGTTTCTGAAGGACAAACCTTAGCCATACTGGGGTGTATTAGAGCCTATAAAGCTACAGGTGATACTGAGTGGTTAGGCAAGGCTGTAGGGTTCTCAGAAAGTTATTTAACTTACTTCTTTCCTACACCTACACCACCTGTAACCAGTAACCCAACTACTACGGTTTGGATTGCACACTGGGCGGTTAATGCTTCAAATTACGCGGTTCCTGGTAAGGGTTCACAAGATACCGCTAGGGCATTCAACTTTGGTAATTTTGACTATTCCCTAAGTTTTGTAAATGGCATCGGAGTAATACCCGGTGGACTATTAGCAGATCTTTACAAAGTAACATCTAGTGATGGTGAATTGCTCTATCAAAATATTTACGCACCTTTAAAGTCAGGAATTGAATACACTATCGGGTATAGTGTTTCCAACTATCGGTTAGAGGGAATAAACTATCGTAACTATCCAGATGGCAGCAAAACACCTACTAGTGAAACACCAGGTACGATTGTATTGAGTGGGGCATATAGTAATTTTACAGGTACTGCTAAAGTCTATTTTTCTAGCTGGATTGCTGGGAATATTCCACCCTACGGGATGCTTGAACCTTACCCTATGTGGCATAATCCCAATAGGGGGGGAAATACTTATTTAGGATGTGCTAATGATAGTCTCTATTGGGGCTATGATGGGTTTATAGAGTTGTACCCGTACACTGGTAATATTAAGTGGGTAAGAGCGGCTTATGCTACCAGGGATACCTTAGCTAATTGTGCTGTTGTTGAGAACCCTAGCTACTTCTATTATCGCGAAAAGGGTAACCCATTTATCTTAGCTGGAGCGCAAGCTATACCAATTAACAGAGACTCTAATGGGTATACTGCTAGCAGGGTAAATAGCGCGGGTGTTTTCCAATATTACCTACGATTAGATATTGCCGCAGCTACACCACCACCTAGTAATTACCCTAGCTTTGAAGTTCAAAACTATATAGTCACCACTTACATACAAAGCACTGTATCGGTGTACTTGGAAGCTGCTAGTAATAAGAGACAGATACTGGAGATAGTATTATCCCTATCGCCTAATACCTTAGATACCACACAAGAATATACCGCTTATTGGTTGGTTCAAGGTGACGCTGTGCCACGGAATGTTACGTGTGGTTATACATCTTTTGTGAAGTGGGGAAGTGGTACAGTGTGGCACTCTCTGAATGCTGATACACCACTTTATACCTATGGTGATGGAGATGTTTCAATTATTACCGAACAAGTGGTAGTTGATGGTCGGTTAGCGATTGCACAAGTGGTAACAGTGAATCCTGATGATGTAATTGGCACAGGATTTTCTGTTACAAACTTTACCAACACGCCCCCTAGCATTAAGGTAGCTACTAGTGGGAAGTGGACTATGGTATTGAGAGATTCTGAAGATGATTTCTGGAAATGTTCAGTGCCAAATACGAATAATAACTGGACTGAATTTACACCTAGCTGGAGTGACTTTTCTAGCGTTGATGGTAAGGATAACCCTAGTAGTGGTACTATTCTAGGGTGTGCTTTTGAGAGTGAGGATAGGGGAGTTATTAAGCTTTACTACGCAGGTGCTGCACCTCAGAATCCCGCACAGGGTAGTACTAGCTATAAAGCACTAGTGCGTTCGCGGATAGCTGATGCGCAAATACTCTGGATAGGCAACTTCTATCCCATTGGTAATAGCAATGATAAATTGAAGTACAATCCCGGTGTAATCCCCTTCACGATTAATGTGCTAGCTGATGGGAATGGTGGATTTATTAAGGATTCATGGGGAGGCGCTCCTTATGCTGGATATCAATCGCCCTATCATTGGCAGATCTGGGGATACCCTGAGAGGGCACTACAAGCACTACAGTTTCTGAATGATTCCCAGCTAGCCTACCAGAAGCAAAGTAATGTAGGGCTACTTGCACCATTAATTCAGGTATTTCTGTGGAAATATTGGGATACCGCAGACTTTCGTACATTCGGTAGTGAGGGGAACGAATGGTCTTGGAAAGGGGCAGATCCAAATACCGCATGGTTCCCCTATTGTGCCCGCCCAATGGAAGCGACCGCTCGATACTTGATGCTAGTTCCCAACTCGGTATTGGCACGAAAAATACTTACCCGATATCTCTCTTGGATTCAGGATTTTCTAATCGCTAGCGGAAACCAACCACCAACTGATATCCCCCCCGTAATCTCACCACAAGCCAACTATCACGAACCTCACGTATTAGCACTCTTACTCCGCACCGCATTATATGCCAATGTAGCGGGGTTAATTCCTGATATCACCTTCGATATCATGTCCCGATGTTTCACAAGCCTACAAGCCGAATATGTCCCCACTGGAGTAATGGCTGGTTCCTTCACAGCTTTCCAGCCAACATTCACTTTTGGCGGTACTACCTACCGTGAATACTTTGGCTTTTGGCACTTAGAAATTATTAGTACTTTAGCGGAATTGATACTTTATAAGGATAGGCTTAATTATCCGCTACCAAGCGCATTTGCTAAAGCCGGAATTTTCCCTTCACTAGTGCCCGATTTCATAGAGGATATCACCTTACCGCCCTATAAATTTGATAAGGTATCCTTCGATGATGGTAGCCTACAGAAGATTCGGAGAAGTGATACGGGTGTGAAGATGGAAATGACGCTGAAATATACCAACCTTAGCCCTGTAGATGCTAAGGTACTAATTGACTTCTGGCGGTTGAGCCAAGGTTCGCAGATACCATTCTTAATTCCTAGTAACGTACTCAGGCTTCCCAGTAGTATACTGAATGCGATCGCAAACCAGGGCAGTACTACTTACTGGCGTTTCAATGAAAACCCAGAAGTAACCCCTAGTTACCTCTTAGGACAGAGAGGATTGCTAGGGGTTACTTTGAAGATAGTGAGTGTTATGAATTAGCTAAAAAATCTTGATACGCTTGTAAATCCATAGTGTTACTCTTTTTATGTTTTACTGTGTCCATACTAATTCAATTCCTCTAAGGTGTCAAGTGGTGTCTGAGAGAATTTTTAGGTGTTTTCAAAATTTGGTTCTCAGAATCGCTACACACCTTGCTGGTATTACCTCACAGCTTCCGACATGTTGTTTTCAATTACTATATAGGATAGAACATGTCGGAAGCTAGGAAGTGTATAGAGAGAGGGATTCGGGGATTTTTATCGGATTTAATGCAAAGTTGTTCATTTGACTACTGTATGGGTCGATGTACGTTACGCTGTGTCACTGCCATTTCTCAACTTTACTAATACCTACCGAGAGTTAAATTCCCATGCGTAGCTCGATATGATTAAGAATTTATCAGCCTGTCAGGTATGCACTAATACTGCTGTAATAGACACAAAAAGACACCCTTAATATTTGAGTCACTAAGGGTGCATTGAAGATAGTTAGTTAGCGCAATTCTATAACTCTTCCATCCAGTGCCTTAAGAAGGCATCCCATTGCCAGATCACTAATTTTGTTAAGTTGCTGTTGTAGTGTATTGCTATACGTTGTACTGCATGTACCACATCGTAAGCTTTTTCTGGAGTGCATCCAGAATCTAAGAATCTCCCCACTGCGGGCACTAAAGCTTTATTGCACGGCTGGGGGGTAGGTGTTGTGTCTATGTGTTCCATGACCCGTTCAATGTCAAGCCTTGTACCTTGTTCATCTAAGATGAGGAGTAGGCAGGATAGCACATCTCCTAAAATTTCCCGGATATCCTCAAACTTTGTCACAGCAGCATTGTGACTACCATCTTCACCTATAGTCTCTATAAAATCCTGACTTCCGGCTAGTAAGTTTAACCTTAATGACCACGGCTCAGTAACTTTAATACGCTCTTCGGTGTTGCAATAAGCAACTAGAAAATCTTGGTACGCACCTAGCATCTTGTCTCTCCTTTGTGTTTACTCTCTTAGTATAATACATTTACTGACATTGCCGATAGATTTGATATGCGTTACGAATTTACAAGATGAGTCGCTGAAAGCCCCGTGTCTTTAGACCGGGGAGAGGTCAACAAAATCCTTGCAATTCACCCTCATCTAACCGCTTCTTAAGTTTGTCCCAGCTATAAGACACAATATCCTCAAGTTTAATGTCATAGAGTAACCCTATTCGTATAATGGCTATTAATAATTCGAGTGACTCGCGTGCAAGCTTAAGCCTGAGAAAACTGTCAACGCATGTGTATAGGTTCCTTGCACAGAACAAGTAGTTATCTGCTAAAGGAACCTGAAGACAACCACCTATAGCCCCGATTGCTATTAAAGGCATTTCTAGATGATTCAGGACTAGCAGAAAATATGATAAGGTATCTCCTAAATCATCTTTGAGCGCGATCGCATCTACCTTGTTCTCCATCAGTGCCCCTATCACTTTTCCCGATTTAGCCATCAACCCTAATCTCGCTATTGTAGGCAAAGGAATATCGGTATTTAAGTTATTAGAATAGTCAATTAGAAAATCTTGATACGCTTGTAAATCCATAGTGTTACTCTTTTTATGTTTTACTGTATCCATATTAATTAAAGATTCTCATATTGTCAAGGGATGTAAAAGGGTATTTTAGTGGGTTTTTCAAGGGTGTCAAAACTTGGTTCTCAGAAACGCTACACCCTTTACTAGCATTAACTCTCAGCTTCCGACATGTTGTTTTCAATATCTATATAGGAGTAAACATGTCGGAAGCTAGGAAGTGTACATAGAGAGGGATTCGAGGATTTTTATCGGTTTTAATGTAAAGTTATTCATTGATTACTGCATGGCGTGCCTTACATTGCAAAGTACCACTCTAAAGATTCATATCTCCTAATAGGTACACCGAAAAATGTATGTTATCAATAAGATTTTTGGCAAATAAAAACACCCGAAGGTGTCTAAAAAGATATTGAGTATTTCTGGCTCTTATTCTGGCTATTGGCTATCCTGTTCCCAAAGCTTTATATCCTGCTCCCATTTTTCAATTACCAAGCCCGTAAAATCGACTTTGTGGTAACTGAGAAGACATTTGATGTAATAGATTACATCGTAAGCTTTCTCAAGGCTACGCGGACAGTCGAGATAACTATCAATTGCTTCTTCAAGGCTATTAGCGATAGTAGTGTGACGGTGAGGGGATAGAGCCTCAATATCTATCCTTTGCTTTTCTTCTACCAATATTGCTAAAAAGAAGTGATATTACATTACCAGCGCTTTCACAGACATCCGATGTCGCAAAAGCGACATTGTAGCTGTAGCTGTTACTGTTACTTTCTCTCGTAATTTGTTCAATTCGCCGAGAGGCTTTTAGTAAGTTCAATCTTAGTACCCATGCGGTAATAGGAGTAAACTCTCGGTGAGCGGCTACTACGGCTAGAAAATCTTGATACGCTCCTAACATCTTGTCTCTCCTTTGTGTTTACACTTCCAGTATAGTACACACTCTAGGTAATGTCAACACTTCTGTGTTGACATTCTTACGCTAGACTGAGTATTTCTACCTATTGACATTGCTGGAACAGTGAATTATAGTAGAGGCATCAACAAAAACAACAGAGAGGACACACATGAATACCGAATTACTGAGCAAAGCTTTTGAAAACTTTATGAAAGACAGCTTCCATCAGGCGGCTATATCCTCCACAAAAGCATCGTGGGGCGGGTCAGAATACTGTGTCGAGTTGTTCGATGACGGCACTTACCGGGTGCTATGGAGTGGGAACATCGGGAATGCGTATGAGTCAACGGGTGTGATACTCGGTATTCCATCCCTCGATGATGAGGAGTGGGACGGAACCGAGGAAAACGAGGAGGACGCTTACTACGGGTACGCGGAAGAGTTAATGAAAGACAAGTTTGCAGATTATCTAGCAGACTCTGCTAGTTGGTAACTTCGATCTCGAACAGCCATTCACTGGGAGCGTCAGGAAACAACTGAACTTAGTGTTACCTCGATATCGAATATACCCCGCTGATATGTACTGTATCGCGGGGTTATTCGTACTTGTCCATCAAAAACCCAACAGGTTGTAGCTTTCAGTGCTGCGATCGCGGTATTAATTGCGATTGGGTGATTCATTACCGTAGTTGGTAGCAGGAATGCGTACCCTTCACCCTTACAGCTAGCGTAGAAATTCATGATGCTTGCTACTTGAGTCTCTGTCAACGCTTCATAGCTTAGAGACAACTTAGTCCCCACACCTATATTACTAAGTTGTATCCGATTCTCACCACCATCCGGAAATTCACTAATCTCTGTATTGTAGGATGGCAATTTCAATCCTTTCAGGAAATTTGGCGCAATGCTAGGATAGATTCTCACTCGTTTCGCCTCACATCTTGGATGATAAACTTTACCAAGTAAACAAGCAATAGTATTATTAAGCCTGCCATTTCTTTATCACCTCTGCAACTTCAGAAGTTAAATTATTAGTTGCAATCTTGCAGTAATCCTGTTTGGTTATATTCGTTAGTATCGCCAAATCACCAAATATAGCTAGGGTGTATCGCTCACCACTGTAGGTAAAATAGAAGGCACAACTAGAAGATGAGGCTCTCTCGTATACCGCTGTGCCACCTAATGCGTCGTTTAATTCGTTAAAAATTTCTTCCATTTTCCTAGATGATACTGTTTTACTATCTCTATGGTAACATTACCTTTGACAAAAGTCTTCAGTATTCCACAGAGATAGACCAACCTATTAATACTCAGATCTTACCGCTTCAATCCTCTCTTGGCAGTCGGATTTATGAGGGGGAATTATAATGTTGTCCTCACCCCATTCTTCAATTAATATTTCCAACGCTTCGTCTTCAGATGTCGCCTCAACAATAACGGTTTTTTGGCCTAGTTTGTTCACATCTGCTAAGTATTCCACAAGGTTGTACCTACTAACTTTATATATCTATTATTACATGTCTTCTTTTTTTACGCAAGTAGGCGAATACGTATCAATATATTAGTAATTGTCATTATTCGAGCCATTCCCCCGCTCGCAGTACTAGTTCCAGGTGTGCCAGTTGCCCATTCCGGATTCCCCCCTCTCAACATTGGCTGGATGATGCACGGTGCTGGTGTTCTAGCTTCCGACATGTTGTATTCAATATCTATAATAGAAGTAAACATGTCGGAAGCTAGGAAGTATACAGGGTATCAGGTACAGCTTCCGACATGTTAGAGGTTTCGCCAAGTACCAAAATCGCACCCTTGTGACAGTTAACTCATTATTAATGCTATAATATTGATATCACCTTAAGGTCAAGACAATGAACACAAATCTCTGGAATGATAAAGAAATAGAACAATACCATGTAGACGGTTCGCGGGGATATCGTTATGGTGACTCGCAATTTCCGTCTGTAACAACACTGGTGTCAATGTTAGAAAAAGCTGATTTTTCAGGATGGGAAAAGCGAATAGGAAAAGAGAAAGCAGAATCTATTAGAGCGGATTCGGCGTTGCAAGGGACTACAGTGCATTTGGCGATAGAAAGTTACCTGAGATGTGGTGGTAATATAAGTAAGGCTTTTGAGATGTTCTATCAGAACGTCAATCGCAAATGGCTAGCTTTGAAGTCTACAGAACTAAGGAATCTAAGCGATGTTTTTGTTGAATTTGAGTGCTTGTTGCTACCATTCAAGGATTTCTTGAATATTGTTTCACCAGTTGCAATTGAGAAGAAAGTGTTTTGGCGCGATCGCGATGGTGAGATAGGCTTTGGTGGTACTGCTGATTGTTTCCTAGAAGTAGCTGATGGCAGGTTGGAGTTACCCGATGGTAGTAAATTACCAGGTGGTTTGGTAGTAGCTGATTGGAAAACCCATCGTTCTAAAAAGGAACCTAAATCATTCAAGTGGAATAAAGAACCCTACTACCCGCTATTGAGGTACGCGCTACAACTCAGCGCATATACAGCGGGATTCAATTACCTTACCGGTTCCCAGTATGCGCTCAATCAAGCACTATTAATATGTGCATCGCCTGATGCCACAGGTATCTATTATTTCGCCCCTGAAGCGCTTGCATGGCACTTTGAAATGCTTGTAGAGGGACTTCATGCCCTGAAGGATAAC